GAAAACAAATGGTTATACTTCGGTTATGGTTCTGCTTTAGGAGTTTCAATAACTTTATTGATTAATCAATTAGGTGACGCAATCAATATTTTTGATTAGGAAAATAAAATCCACTTTGAGATATTTAGTTATATTTATTTTATGTCTCTTAAATGAGATAATAGTTTTTTGACAATTTAAATTTCCAAAACCTTTAAATAAGGGATACAACAATTTTTAGTTCTCACGATATAAACAACTTAAAAATGAGTATCCCTTATATTTATTATTGTAATAAAAATTCGACGCTCAAGTGAGGTCGATAATGTAAAGAGATTAGATGTCGTAAGAATCTATCTCAGTTTGACTAAAAGTAAACAAGGAGAAATACAATGACTAAAGTTGTTTTTAATCGCAATATCCCTTTTATCAATAGGGATGACTTTCTAACACCGTTCGATAAAATATTTGACCAAATGGTCTCACAACATTATCCAGAGATAACAAAATCCGTTGGAGTAAATCCAATGCAAGGTTCTGCTTATCCAAAGGTTAATGTATATGAGTATGATGATAAGGTTGGTATCATTGCTGAGATTCCTGGCTTGGATAAAAAGCAATTGGAAGTATCAGTTGAAGAAGGTGTTTTAACTATCTCAGGAGATAAGCATAGTGCATTCAATGATGACGGTGCTAAGGTTCTTCGTAGAGAATTAAAACAATCATCATTCAAACGTCAATTTGAATTAGGTGATTTATTAGATGGTGAGAATATCAAAGCTAATTTCAAAGATGGAATTTTATCTGTTGATGTCCCTAAAATCGAACCAGAGAAACCGAAAAAACATACTGTTAAGATTGGATAGTCTTGAAAATCATCAATGTAAATGATGATAGGTATGTTATCTGTGGAACGGTATTAGCTCAAAAGGTTACAAACAAATCTACTGAAGAATTAAAAAATCAGTATCACTTAGCTGATACCGTTCTGCGGAACGGTGATAAATTCTACTTATGTATGAAAATTATCAACGCAGAGTTTATCGATATAGAGCAAAATGATAGTACAGTTTAAGCAATATATATTATATTTATAGGCATGGAACGAGTAAAAAACTTTAAAACATATGTTGGTTTGTCTGCTCTTCTGATTGCAGGGAGTGCTGCATTCTTTAGTGTATTTGGCTTATCAAAATTATTTTCAGGTGCAGCTTTATCTGTAATTATTATGGCTGGTTCACTTGAGTTTGGTAAACTAGTCGGAGCATCTTTTTTATATCGTTACTGGAATAAAATAAATAAGTTATTAAAAATCTATATGACAGTTGGTGTTGTTACTTTAGTTGGTATAACATCTGCTGGTATATTTGGTTATTTATCAAATGCATATCAAGGTGCAACTGTTAACTTTGAAAAACAATCTACAGCTTTATTATATAAAGAGGATAGGTTAGAACAACTTACTGAAGATAAAGGATTTTTGAAAGAAGAATTAGAAGCTGCAGTCGCAGAACTACCAGACAATTATAGAACAGCAAAAAGACAATTAAGAGAAGAGTATCAACCAAAGATAAATCAAATCAATACCGATATGATGACACTCAAAGGTGAGATAGGTGATTTAAAGGTTGAGTTGGTAGAGACAGGTGTTGATGTGGGACCCGCTATTTATTTGGCTAAGGTATTCGATACAGACGTAGATACAATTGTAAAGTTTTTTATATTCATTCTTATATTCGTATTCGACCCGATGGCAATTGCTTTAGTTATAGCTTATAATAGAGTACTAGAGGATGATGGTGATACAATAAAAGTTTTACCAAAGATTGCAAAAAAATTAGATTTAATAAAAGAAGATATAGTACCAAACCCAGATGACCTACCAATCATAGAACAAAAAATTGATTCTTCGATAGGTAAAGGTGGTAGGGTTGGTCGATAAAATTTCGCATACCTCAAACAGGCAGTCGACACACCTGAATAAAAATGTGTCTTTAAATAAAAAACAAGGGAGAACGTAAATGAATATACGTAATCTAATGGTATCACTTATGATGGTTAGTGGATTGTTTGCACAATCTATAACTGGACTCGTAACTGATGCCGACACAAATCCTTTGAGTGGAGCAAATGTAGTAGTAAATGGAACAGACTTGGGAGCAGTAGCCGATGAAAGTGGCTTCTACTCTATTAAACTTGATTCTGGTACTTATACTGTTACAGTTACATTCATTGGTTACTCATCTCAATCTCAAGAGGTTGTTATGGGTGGAGAAGATGTAAAGGTTGATTTTGCTTTGGCAATTGATGCTCTTACAATGTCGGCACTTGAGGTTTTAGCTTCAAGGGCAGATGAAAAAACACCTGTTGCTTACACAACGGTTAGTAAAGAGGATATGGAAATTCGTCTTGGTAGTCAAGATATTCCAATGGCTCTAAACACTACACCAACAGTATATGCAACTCAACAAGGTGGTGGTGCGGGTGATGCTCGTATCAATGTTCGTGGATTTAACCAACGTAATGTGGCTGTAATGATTAACGGTGTTCCCCAAAATGATATGGAGAATGGTTGGGTATATTGGTCTAATTGGGATGGTGTTGCAGATGCAGCTCAATCAATTCAGATGCAACGTGGTTTAAGTGCTGTTAACTTAGCTACACCATCAATTGGTGGAACCATGAACATAATCACCGACCCTGCGGCAATGACAAAAGGTGGAAAGTTCAAACAAGAAGGTGGTGCTGGTGGTTTTCTTAAAACTACTGTTAATTACAATACAGGTTTGATTGGTGATAAACTAGCACTTAGTGGAACGTTAGTTCGTAAGACTGGTGATGGTATTATTGATGGAAACTGGACAGACGCTTGGGCTTGGTATTTAGGTAGTTCATATCAATTAAATAAAAAGAACAGATTTGAATTATATGCAATCGGAGCTCCACAACGTCACGGACAGAATCTATACAAACAGAATATTGCTACTTACTCACAAGAGTTAGCAGGTAGTATTGACGGATATGATACTGATGCATTTGCAGAGGGTAATAAATTCGAAACAGAAGCTGGTCGTACATTTAGTCAAAATTGGGCACCCGTTAGTTCAGACTATACAGGTAAACAGTATTGGTATATGTATGGAGCAAGAACAACTGCTAGATATAACTCTAACTTCCTAAATGAAAGAGAAAACTTCTTTCATAAACCATTGGTTAATCTAAATCACTTTATGACAATAAATGAAAAAACTCGTTTGAGTTCAGTTCTTTATTGGAGTGGTGGTTCAGGTGGTGGTACAGGAACTTATGGTAGTTCTTTCAGAACTCCTGCTGTAGATGGTGAAAAGTGGTATAGAAGTTCCCCGTGGACTTGGGATTGGAATGGTGCTATTGCAGCTAACTCCAATAACGTAGATACTGATTACCATGCAACTCAGAATCGTTCAAAAGGTATTCTTCGTAACTCAATCAATAGACAAGATACTTACGGTTTGATTTCTAAATTAAACTATAACGTATCAGACGAACTTGAAGTTCAAGTTGGTTTAGATTGGAGAACTGCTGGTATAGAACACGCTCGTGAAGTTCGTGATTTATTAGGTGGAGATTACTTTGTTAACTCATCTAATAAGAATAACACAACTAACGAAAGTAAAATGAAGGGACTAGGTGATATCATCGCATATCATAATAGTACCACAGTTGATTGGATTGGTGGATTCTTACAAGGTAAATATACTAAAGATAAGATTAACCTATATGGTATGGGTGGATTATCAAGTATCAAGTATTCTTACCAAGACCACTTTACAGTAGCTAACGAAGTAGTTAAAGCAGACGCTATCTCGACTTTCCAAGTTAAGGGTGGAGCTATGTATGACGTGGATGATAACGTTAGTGTATTTGCTAACACAGGATACGTTGAGAAACCACCGATTATGGATAACGTAATCTACTATGATGGTACAGTTGCATCAGACCCATCTAATGAATCATTCATTAGTTCAGAGGCTGGTATTAATTTCTCTACTGAGAATGTAGCAGTTAAAGTAAGTGCTTACAATACAGATTGGAAAGATAGAAACCTTACAAAAGCTGTAACTACTGGACAAGGTGACTCAGGTGATACTGATGTGATATTCTTAAAAGGTATCGGTCAAAAACACCAAGGTCTTGAAATCGAAGGTTCAATGAAGTTAAATGATATGATTCGTTTAGACGGAGCAGTATCATTTGGTAAGTGGAAGTTTGATGGTGATGCAGATGGTCTTTATACAGAGTATGCTGAAGATGCACCAGTACAAACACCTTACACATACACACTTGATGGATTATATGTAGGTGACCAACCACAGACAGCTTATGTCTTAGGCACAACACTTACACCGATGGATGGTCTTAGATTGCAAGGTATCTTTAAGATGTATGATAAGAACTACGCAGATTGGAGTCCAGACTCACGTGAACTTTCTGGTGATGCAGATAGAACTCAAGTATGGCAAGCTCCAGGATATAATCGTTTAGACTTACATGCTTCTTATAAACTACCTAAGATTGCAGGATACGATATGACACTAACGGGTCACGTATTCAACGCACTCGATGCAGTTTATGTACAAGATGCAGTTGACAACTCACAGTATAATGGATACGGTGATAAACTTCACCTACCACATAACGCTGAGGTATTCTTAGGAACACCACGTTATGCTAACATTGGGTTGACTGTTAATTTCTAAAAGTAATTTTAGGGGGGATTAATTTCCCCCCTTTTTACGGAGTATAAAATGAACGAAAAATTATATAAATATGGAGTGATATATCTTGGTACAGCCATTATGATGTTATCACCTTACTTTATAAATTCACATATAGGAAAGATAGGGATGTTAATTGGTTTAGCTCTACTTACTATTCAAACTCAAAAAACCAAACAATATAATTTATCCTTACTTAACATAGTAGGATTTTGTGGTTATTTATTCAGTTTATATCAATCACTATGAGTAAATTAATAAATTTATTTGGAGGGCCTGGTATTGGAAAGTCCTCCATAGCCGCGGGAGTTTTTTACGAACTCAAAAGAAAACATATAAGTTGTAATAATCCATACGAGTTTCCAAAAAGACTAGCTTGGGATAATAATCTACCAGCTATAAAAGACCAACTCTATGTATGTGCTAATCAACACAGAGGTATAGCGGAAAGTTATGGTAAGGTTGATTACATTGTTGTAGATTCACCAGTCTTATTCTCATTAATATATAAGACGTGGTATAGTGAAGGTTATCCAGCCGAGTTCTATTCAGAAGCCTTTAATCAAATGGTAATAGATTTACATAACAATTATGATAATATAAATGTAATGTTGGAACGACCAGAAACAAATCATAATGACGCTGAGAGATTTCAGAACTTAGAGGATTCAATCAAAATAGATAAACATTGTATCAAAACATTAGATGATAATAATATAGATTATCATACAATCAAAACGGATGATAATACCGTACAAAAAATTATTGAATTATTATAAAAAAACACTTGACAAGTATAGGTTTTATTTCGTATATTCTGTCATATCAAATTGGGAAATTATATAGTTGTATCAAAATATTTACTACGATAGACGCTTAAATAAATGAAAAAAATAACAGAGTACTGGAAGAAACTTACTATAACTCTAGCACTACCAATCTTAATAATTAATAGTGTTATGGATTATTATAATGGTTGGGAATCAAGAGTGTTAGAGAAAGAAACACAGAAGATTCAAGAACAAAAAGATAATGCATTCCAATACCACTCACATCATTTTGAAGATAAATATGAAGTAGTTATTGATGTTGATGGTCAAGAGGTAAGATTACTTCAACACCAAAAGGGTGATATCATTATACCAGATAATTTAGACTGGAGTTTCTTAGATGAGTATGATGAAACACCACAAGAAAAGGTTGATGATATATTAACCAAAGTACTTAAACCAATACAGAATGTAGTGGGTAAAGTTACAGGTTGGTTCAAGTGGCATTTATGGGAAAAGTGGATGGAAAGAAAAAAGAGAAAAGATTTAATTAAAAAAGGATTAAGAGGGTGAAAGAATACGATACCTTATTATGGTATAAAGAAGTTATAGCTAGAATGAGTTCTGAAGAAATTGAAGAACTTAAACAAGAAAGAATCGATAATGGTTCTTATGATAAGTTTTGTGAAACATTAGGTGGGACACCTGAAGAAATCAAACGTAAATATAATAACAAACCGTTAACAGAAGTTAAAGAATGGATAACTGAATATTTAGAGAAACCAAATGAAAACTTCGGTGGTATGCCTGTATGTCCGTTTGTAAAAGCAGAACGTGAAAAGGATGAGTTGATGTTTGAGATATGGTATCCTAATGAAACATCCTTTGTAGAAATTTTAAAAAAGTTTAAAGATAGTAATTTCTCATCAGCATTAATTATATGTATGAATACAGAGGGTATACTTTGGGAAGAAGTTGATAGAAAAAAATATCAAAAAACAATTCAAAGCTTAATGAAAGAACACGGTTATAAAGATATAAAAGCTTTGTGTTTTTCACCTTTTGAACATCATACTGCAGCTGGTGAAGAAACAAGAAAAGGTTCACCTTATTTTTTAATCAATATAGCTGGTAGAGATGATTTAAACAAAGCTCATAGAAAACTACTGAAGACATCATACTTTGATAAGTTTTCTGATGAAGAGGTTAAGACACTAAAAGTGTATCCAAAAAATAAGGAAGAAAAAGCTTGACCTGTATTATATTATTTTGTATATTCTAGTATGAATAAAGTAGTATTAAATCCATTGTTAAATAATAAACCTATAAGTCCTAAGATATTAAAAGAACACGAAGAGACAAAGAAACTAATAGAGTTCAATAAAAAAACTTACAATAAAGAATATAAAGAATTAAAGTTTCTCGTTGAGACCAAAAAGGCAGATGAATTTACAGTTAGTATGTATGTTGCTATTATTAGTGGTCGTAAGATAACTAAAAAGATGTTACAAGCTATTCACAATATAATTAAAAGAAATTCATTCGCAGAACTTGAAAAGAAACGTTTAGAGATTGAACGACTAATACCTAAAGTAAACTTGGTTCGTGAAGCGTTACATAAAGCTAATTACCACGATACATATGTATGGCGTTCAGAAGAGTTTTTAGATTCTATAGAAGAAAGAATTCATCGATGGGGTAATCTAAGTCCTAAACAAAAACTAGCTCTTAACAAGATGTATAAAAGATTTAACAAAAAAATTGCAAATAAGGCTTGACACGTATTGGTTTTATGTGTTATATTAGGGTGTTAATTAAAGGAATAAAATATGACTTATGTTTATAAAAAACAAATGAAACTAGCTCCTCTTGAGGTGGAGTATGTAATGAGTTCTGTTACTAATGGGATTAAGATTGTAGATATGATATATGGTGGTCAACCTACTAAATCATCCTATATGTCTGATGAATCTCGTTTAGACCTGATGGATGAATTAGAACGTGATTATCTTGATAAGGAGAAAATATGAGTTACGTAGATGATTTACTTACTACTGGTTTTGACGAAGAATTATACAAAGAAGTTGAATCAGACACCGCCGCTATGGAACATGCTATTAATGATATGAATGAAGAATTTGATGATGGTGAGAATATAATAGAAACAAAACTATTTAAACTATATGGGTAAAATAAAAGTAAAAGGTTCTTGGAACCCTACAGTTGTAACTACAAGTAGTGGTACTTATGCTGTTAGTGGTTCTAATTGGGTATCTGTACCTCAAGGTACTAAATTAACTGATTTAAATTGGATAAATACAACACCTAAAATAAAAAAATATAAACTAAAAACTTGGACAGTTGAATCAACTAGTAGAAAAAAACCTGGCAAGGTAAATAAATATACAGTAAAATTTAACGGTTTATACAGTTGTAATTGTTTAGGTTATACTTATAGACGTAAGTGTAGACATATTACACAAATTAGTGAATCATTCCAGCCAAGTAGAGGCCGTGCTGGTGCCGGAGTGGTTTAACGGGGTGGATTGCAAATCCATTGTTCACAGGTTCGAATCCTGTCCAGCACTCAACTAAAAGAAAGATTGTGATGACAATAAGAGAAATAATATCAAAGCTTGAATATATTGAAAATAAATTAGATAAAAAAAGTACTCAGCAAGAACAAGAATTAATAAGTGATTTAATTGACGCTATAATTGCTGATGACTTGCAACTTCACGAAACACCAAGTGTTAATGAATCTAAAATACTAGATACTATCTTTAAAATGGGTATTGAGTCTGGTCAAATAGGTCAAGCATAATTACTAAAGGAAAAGTTATGAGTTCACTAGAATGTAGTAAATGTGGTCGTTGGGTAGAAAACATAGGTGACAGTACAGAAAAAGTTATTTGTTCACTATGTGTCTTGATGGCTGTTGGTTTACCAGAAGAAAAAACAAAAGCATATAAACCTACAGGTCGTCCTGCAGGTTGGCATTTTATGAAAGAGTTTGTTGATGCAGATGGTAATGTATTTCATAAAGGAAAAGAGATGCCTAAATTAAAAGGTACTTTACCACCTACTAAAATAACTAAAGCTAAAGTGAGGAGAGTGAAACGTAGGACAAAAGAACAAATACTTATCGATAGACATAACGAGAAAAAACAAGCTCTGAAAAAAGCTATCAAGAAACAAAAAGATTTTTTAAATCATCAAGTAGGTAAATAGATGTTTGAATTAATTGTAGTTTTTTTATTAGGATATATAGCTATTAAAATGACTGATAATAATATGAGGTTTTAATGAATGAGATTTTACATTTCTTTAAACACATAATAGGTTTTTGTGGTGAACACTCACACCCTAGTTTATTAATATCAGGTGGTGTGTTTATTACAACAATTGGGTTTTATTATACACGAATAATAAATTATATGAAAGATTTATTTTAATGGGTTTCAAAGATAACTTAGTAAAAAATAAAAAAGGTAGTTACACATTAAAAAGTAAAACTACAAAAAAAAGTAAAACTTTATGTTTAGAGTGTGGTGATGATGGAGTGACTCGTGATTTACTTTACGAGTATAACGCTGCTGATGTACTAGCGGTACGGAGTTATATGGAAGACCATTTGATATCACACCCAAAACATAAAACTATAAAACCAACATGGTGTGTTGGTTGTAATTCACTACAAGGTTATAAGGTTACATTAAACAATGAAAAACATAATTAACTGTTTAAAAGAACATAACTCTGTAATAAATAAAAAATTAAAAGAGGTTACAGTAGATGAAGGACTTAAAATTGCGGAAGAGTTATTCAGGATTCTTAATAAAAGAAAAGACGGAATTGGTCTTGCGGCTAACCAGGTTGGTATTGATGCTAGTGTTGCTGTCGTTAATGTTCGTGAACCTTTAATATTAATAAACCCTAAAGTAATTAAAACTTCAGAAGAAGTACCTTATTACGAAGGTTGTTTATCTTTTAAAGGTAAAGGTATTCACACTAAACGATATAAAAACATTGAGATAAAAACTGAACAAGCAGAAAGTAATTGGTACTTTAGTGGTGTTGAAAATCCTAGTGACGGTAAAGGTAGTTGGGAAGAAGGTAAGAAAAATGAAAATGATACTCAATTAAGATTACTTGAAGCTGTTTGTATACAGCATGAGATAGACCATTTAAATGGTATGACTATACACGACAGACAAGTTATAACTACAATTAAAAATGAAACTAAAATAGGTCGCAATGACCCTTGTTATTGTGGTAGTGGAAAAAAACACAAAAAGTGTTGCATGTAGATAGTTAACTATATGAATTACATTAAATTATTAATGACACCGTTTGAAATTGTACTTTTAACATTTCTATGTTTTGTAGCTTCTATTTTACTCGCAACTTATTTTATGTTGTGTATTATAGTAGAAATTTTTAGAAAAGGATTTAGTTATGGATTTAGAAGAAATATTACATAAATTAGATGAAGCAAAAGAATTAGAAGATTGGGAATTAGTTGACGAATGTATAGAATCTCTCAGAGTTCTAATAGATGATTTTGATGAATATCAAAGCGAAGAAGATTGGGGCTGACAAGGTTTCGACAGATGTTATTTGAAAATAAAGTGCAGCAGAGATTGAGTAGGTCTCGTTACAAAAAACTCACCAAACTCAAATGGCGAAGAATCGCTACACGGGTTGAAAGTGGATTGGCATCTAGCTAATTCTGAGATGATGTTCGATACTTTTGTTGAACCAGCTCGTACTTCTCAACCAACTCACGTTTACGCGTAAGTTACTGAGTTGTCTAACACTCGGTCATAAAAAAAGTTAGACACTAACTCGTGAGATAGAGTTTAAATATCTTCAGTCGTCAATCTGTAAACTGACCATAGTGGGTTGTAGGTAACTACTGTATTTGGAACCTAACTAAGCTGTAAATGACTTTATCGAGAAAACATTTGGACGCGGGTTCGATTCCCGCCAGCTCCACAATAAAATAAAAAAGTATTGTTTTACAAAACTGTAGTATATTTATAGAAAAGGATAAACAACTATGAAAAAGAATAAGTATATTTTAGGATTAGCCATTGTATTGATTACATATGCTAATGGTATAATATCAACAAAATTCTTAAGCGATAAGAATATTCAACTACAATCTCTGGTAGATGAAAATAAAAGACTAGCAGAGAAGTTGAATGAGTATGAAACAGAAGGAATGCACGTGACTGTAACTATGTATCAACCAGTCGAACGTCAAACAGATTCTACACCGAACATTCTCGCAGATGGAACGCGAATTAGGACACAAGATGCGTCCAATTATAAATTTATAGCGGTGAGTAGAAATCTTTTGAAACGCTGGGGTGGTTGGTTAGACTACGGTGACTTCATTCTATTAAAAGGTACAGATGGTAAAGATGGTGTTTATCAAGTTAGAGATACAATGAATAAACGATATGTTAATCGTATTGATATTCTTGAATCAATTGATGTAAAACCATATAAGTTTGAAAAGGCATCAATCGTAAAAACTAATTTAACGTTTAATAGTTCAGAAAATATAGGAAAATAATACTTGACAAATGACAAATAATGTCGTATATTAAGACATTGAAAAATACAATTAAAAATGAGGTTATAAATGAAATTCAAATCAACTAAACGATTTGGACCTATCACAACAGGTCACAGACAATGGCGAGATAAAGGTCATTGCTCTTATGTTCACGGTTACGGTAGATATGTTCGTTTAACATTTGAAGCTTCAGAACTTGATGAACGAGGGTGGGTTATGGACTTCGGTGACTTAAAAGATGTTAAGAAGTGGATTGAATCAGAGTGGGACCATAGAGTCTTGATTGCTGCTGATGACCCTTTACTATCTGATTTAAAAGAACTAGAAAGTAAAGGTGGTATATATCTTAATGTACTTGATGATGGTTACTATCCTGGTATTGAAGAGTCCTGTCGTTATCTATATGACAAATTAAATCCAATGATAAAAGAGAAAACAAATAATCGTGTTGAGATTACACGAGTAGAGGTTTGGGAACACGAAAACAATCATGCAGAATATGTCAGATAAAAAACTCCCTATAAATGAAATGTATACTTGCCTACAAGGTGAAGGTAAACTTATGGGAATACCTCATATCTTGATTCGTGTAAGTGGTTGTAGATTACGTTGTCAGTTTGCTGATTCGTTTTGTGATACACCATATAGCTCTTGGAAACCTGAAAAAGGTAGATTTACATATGATGATGTGCATGAGTTCTATCAAAAACACTCACATATAAAACACACTATGATTACTGGTGGAGGTCCTACAATACACGCTGAGATGTTACAAGAACTTTGTAAGATAGGTAAACTCTATGACAGTTACATAACAATAGAAACTGAGGGTAGTGAGTATGTAAATACTGAAGCTGATATGATTTCATTATCACCTAAGTTATCGAATAGTACTCCAAGACCTGGTACTGTAATGACTTACACTGGTAAAGTAGTTACTGAGGCTGATAAAAAGAAACACGAAAAGTGGCGTTGTAATTACGATGCTATGGCAATGTTACTTGATGTTCATCCAGACTATCAATTAAAACCAGTCATATCAAGTGAAAAAGATTTAGAAGAAGTGAAGATGTTACAACAAAAATTGTTCATACCAAATAATAAAGTATGGTTGATGCCTGAAGGTTTAGAACGTAAACAGTTGAATGAAAGACGTAAGTGGTTAATGGATATATGTACTCAACAAGGTTATAACTTTACAGACAGATTACACATATTAGCTTATGGAGATGAAAGAGGTGTTTAGTGATTGTTGAAACAATAGGTTGGTTAGGTACTGTATTAATTATGTTAGGTTATTATCTCAACGCACAAAAATATAAAATGTGTTTTATTGTTTGGGGTTTAGGTAACATAGTATTTTTAGTTTACAGTTATTTAATAAATGCAATACCACAAATTGCAGTAAGTGTATTTGTATTAGGTATGAATGTATATGGTTATAAACAATGGAGTAAAGATGAATAAAGAGGCAGTGCTAAGTATTAGTGGTGGATTAGATTCTACATCATTATTAGTACATCTATTAAACAAAGATTATGATAGAGTTCACGTAGTTAGTTTTTATTATGGTCAAAAAAATCAATTAGAGTTAACTAAGTTAGAAGCTAATTTAAAATATTTGAAATCAAAAAACTTTAATATACATCACACTTATATGAACTTATCAAGTTTTATGGGTAAATTTAATTCATCATTGACAAGTGACGGTATATATGTTCCAACAGGTAAAACTGATGAAACTAAAATGAAATCAAATTTTGTACCAAATAGAAATGCTATATTTTCAAGTTTGATTTACGGTTATGCAGTATCATTAGTAAAAGAAAAAAATGTATCTGTAGATATTGCATTAGGTGTACACGACGGTGAACATACTATACCACCAGACTCTACTCGTATATTTTTTGAAAAACTAGAAAGTGCATTCAAAGAAGGTAATGTAGAATCAGATAAAATTAATTATTACTTACCTTATGTAGATGGATACAAACATTTAATTGTCAAAGATGCTCTTGAGTGTTGTGACAACTTAGGTTTAAATCACGAAACAATATTTAAAAATAGTTTATCTTGCTATAACCCATCTAAGTCAGGTAAGTCTTGTGGTAAATGTGGAGCGTGTAATGATAGGATGTTAGCTTTCAAAAAACTAAAAGTTAAGGACACAATAGAATATGAATAAATTAAAACATGCAAATGGTAATAGACCATTAAATGTAGATGAAAAATTAAATATGATAAACGAGGCTGCAAAACACTACGGTCGTTATATGACAGCTCTTGGATTTGATTGGGAAAGTGACCCTAATTCTTCAGACACACCGATGAGAGTGACTAAAGCTTTTGTCAATGACTTAGCTTCAGGTGTGTATAATGAACCTCCTAAGATTACAGCATTTGATAATGTTGATGGGTATGATGGTATGGTTTTTCAAGGTAACATAAAACTACATTCATTTTGTTCACATCATCATTTACCTTTTACAGGACATGCTCACGTAGCTTATCTACCTACACCTGAGGGTAAAGTGATAGGACTAAGTAAGTTAAATCGTATTGTTGAGTTTTATGCTAGACGACCTCAAGTACAAGAGAACTTAACAATGCAAATTCACAGTCATATAGATGGAGTATGTGAACAAAATATTGGTACTGCTGTGATGGTAGAGGCTAACCATATGTGTGCATTTATTCGTGGTGTCAAACACAATGCTACTATGAAGACATCTAAGTTGAGTGGGGCATTTAAAAAAACTGCAAGAGCAAAAGAAGAATTTTATAACTTTATAAGGGATTTAAAATGAAAGAATTTGTAAGTTGGAAAGCTATAGAAAGATACGTAGATGATATATCACACTATATCGAGACTATTAGACACGCAGGTGTTGAATTTAATAACATCTATGGTATACCAAGAGGTGGTGTGATACTAGCTGTAATGTTAAGTCACAAAACAGGTATACCTTATATCGAGAGTTTTGAAAAAGTTACACAAGATACTCTGATTATAGATGATATAGCTGATACAGGTAAAACATTAAAAAAATATAAAAAACATTCTCTATCAGAAAAAAGTTTTTACGTAACAATTCACGAACACGAACAAAGTATTGTTAAACCAGATTTTTCAGTTGTTGAAAAGGGTGATAAATGGATTGTTTATCCTTGGGAAACTGAAAACTCACAAGAAATACAGGACTATTTAAAATGAGTAAATTTATATACTTTCCATCATTCTCTGCAGGTGCTATGGGTAGTTCATTAGCTAAGAATGTTAAATTAAAAAATGATTTATCTATAAGATTTTATAGTGATGAGTTTCCAGAAAAATACAGACATACAGATATATTGATTACAGCTGGACATCATTTTAAAAAAGATGACTATAAAAATGATTTAGGATTAACAGATAAAAATCTTGTTATGGGTGATTCAGGTGGTTACCAAATTGCATCTGGTGCTATCAAATGGGATATGTCCATACGTGAAAGAATCTTTAAATGGTTAGAACACAATTCAGATATAGCAATGAACTTAGATATTCCACCTAAGATAAAATACGAAGGTATGTATGAAGAGTGTTTAAAGATTAGTAAAGACAATTTTAAATACTTTGCAGATAATCAATCTGGTAATACTGATTTTTTAAATGTAGTACAGGGTACAAATGACCTTGAATATATAAACTGGTATAATGAAATGAAAGACTATCCATTTCAAGGTTGGGCTGTCGGTGGTGGTGGTAGAAATGTATTTGCTTTTATGTCAGGTGTAATGTCATTATTACAAGGTGGAGAACATCTAAAAGATACAAACAAATATTTTCATATTTTAGGTATATCTAAAGTTAAAGATTTCTTAATGTTAAATCAATTACAAAAATCTTTAAATGAAGTTGACTCAAAAATAATTGTTACTACTGATAGTTCATCACCAGATAGAGCTGTTGTTTTTGGTTCTTATTATCATAGTTATGATTTTAAGAAACCAGCATTTCGTTCAATAAATGTACCTAAGTATGATGATTCATTTAAAGACCAAGTATTCAAACATCTACCAGTAACTACTGAGTTTGATAGAGAATATTTAAGAGAAGCATTAACTTGGGATGATACTGTAGAATGGAAAGGTCAATGTACTATGGCTATACGACTTCATAATTTTATGGTATTTAAAGAAGCTATTGAGAAAGCTGAGTACTATGTTTATAGTCACGATTATATTAAGAAACAAATATTGTCGAATGATATGTATGAGTTATTACAGTCTATTGATGATATGGTAAAAAGTGATAAACCAAGAGATGTATTTGAAAAGTACAAACCTTTATTTAAAAGATTAAGTAATGTTAAAAGTGAAAATGAAACAATTGAAAATAAATTTTTCTAATAGGAGAACAATATGAAAATGAATGCTGAACAATTACAAGGTAAATGGGATGAGGTAATTCAGTTAATTACAGATACTTTTGATGGTGAACGTAGAGATAACATCTTAAAAATGTATGAGTATTTTAAAGACAGAATGATGTTTGCACCAGCAAGTGGTGTTGTGTATTATCACAATGCATTTCCAGGTGGTTATATATGTCACATATTAAATGTTACAAAATTTGCATTAGAGATATTTGAACTATATGAAAAGTTAGGTATGCATACATCAGAATATGATAAAGAAGCAGTTATATTTTGTACTCTACATCACGACTTAGGTAAAGTAGGTAATTTAGATTATGATTATTATAAACCAAATGAATCAGAATGGCATAGAATCAATCAAGGTAAGATGTACGATTATGATGATAGGTTACATTATATGACAGTAACGGATAGGTCTGTTTGGTTATTAAGTCAGTTTGATATCAAGATGAGTGAAATAGAATATCTTGCTTTACGACTTACTGATGGTATGTATGAAGAAGCTAACAAAGGTTATTATATGGGTTATGGTGAAGCAAAGAATTTAAAAACTAACTTACCATATCTATTACACACTGCAGATATGTTAGCTACTCGTTGGGAAAAAGAACAGTATATGTTTAGTAAAGATTCAGGTATTAAGTATGATGAAGTATTGAAACCTGAGTTAAAAGTTGAACGTGAACAGAAAGAACAAGAGTCAGTAAGTAATATTAAGAAAGCAATATCAGAAGATAAAACACCTGAAATATTATCTGATAAGTCAAAAGACTTGTTTAACGAATTATTCGGAGATAAATAATGATTGTTGAAATAATATTAAGTTTAGTTGCATTGACTGAAGGATATGTAATTTGGAACTTATTTAGAAAAACTGAACTACTAGAAAATTGGGTAGAGAATTTTTCACAACGAGCTGAATCAGTTCAAAGAAAATTAAAAGAAGTTGACTCAAAAGGTTACTTTGAAGCAGATGATGAGGTTGGTTCCGTATTCAAAAGAATTAAAGAAATAACAAATGAACTAGATAATTTAAAGGAGAATAACTAAATGCCTGATAAAGTCATTAAGAAAAAAAGACGTAAAAAAAGTAAAATGTATTTTGGTCAACCTGTACAAGATGCAATAATAAGATATAATGAAGCTTCTAATCCTGCGATTAAAAACAGAATATATGGTGAACATATACACGCTGCTTTTGTAAAAATGGCAGAAAACTTAATTCACACTTTTAAGTTTTATTATTTTGATGTACCACTTGAACAAGTAAAGCATGAAGTAGTATCTTTTATGGTATTACAAATACCAAAATATCAACCTGATAAAGGTAGAGCATTTTCTTATTTTTCTATAGTAGGTAAAAATTATTTAATTTTAAATAATAACAATAATTATAAAAAGATGAAGATACACGATGATATAATCACTCTTGATTATAAAAGAAATGTATACTCTGAAAATGAACAAACTGAAATTAATGATTTCAATCAAGAATTCGTAGGTCAAATGTTAGAATATTGGGATAATAACATAACCAATATATTTCGCAGACAAAAAGATATTTTAGTGGCTGATGCAGTATTAGAATTATTTAGAAGACGAATGAACATAGAAAACTTTAACAAGAAAGCTTTGTATATTATGATTCGTGAAATGACTGGTTCTAACACTCAACATATTACAAGAGTTATTAATCAAATGAAAAAATACTACTTTAATATGTTAGAAGAGTTTTCAGGTACAGGTGGTATCGATACATCTAACACTGGTAGTATATTTTAAAGGAGACTGTTATGGCAGTAAAAAGAAAGACGACAAAAAAGAAAATAAATAAAAATAATTATAGAGACGACACTAGTTACACTACAATTAATAAACAGTCTAAAAGAATATATAGACTAAAAAAAACAACAGAGAATAATAAATTTCTTGACGCTGTTATGAAGGGTGCTAAGAAAATATTTTCACCTAAGTAAACTTGTGTCGTGATTGACACAAAGTATGGGGCTGTAGCTCAGTTGGGAGAGCGCCTCCCTTGCACGGAGGAGGTCGCAGGTTCGATTCCTGTCAGCTCCACAATGGCCCGTTCGTCTAGTGGTTAGGACTCAGGATTTTCATTCCTGCAACAGGAGTTCGATTCTCCTACGGGCTACTAAATTAGGTTACAAATGAATGTAGTCAAAAGCCTGAGTAGCTCAGTTGGTAGAGCAGGACATTTGTAATGTTCAGGTCGTTGGTTCGAATCCAATCTCAGGCTCACATAAACAAAAAAAGGGAAGCTTTTACACTTCCCTCTTTTTTTGCTCTGTATTAATTGTAGGAATACAGAACTATTTCGCTCCTACTTTCGAAATAAACCCACCAACACCAACAAGGCGACAAGCCCAGCGAAACCCGACTCGCCGAACTTGTTAATGATGGATGTTAGGTTACCTATAACGTTGACGCCAAAGATACCGCTTCCAAATATTACTTCAGAAATGGCACCTATAGCTACAAAGGACATAAGTAGATGAGCTAAATCATCAATATATCCTTTGACCATTGTTACGACTTCCTTCATGGTTATCTCCCGTTAGTTAAGAAAAAAAGGGTCATCGATTATTTTATGAACCGAGTAACCCTCAGTAATAATTATTTTGTAATGAAATAATATAAACCAATATATATTTATATATGAAGGTTTTTTATATGTACTATATTTATTAGTATACAAAACTATTTTAGGTGAACTATGGCAATAGATTATGAAATCTTTGATGGTAAATCATTATCATCATTATTTAAAGACATTTACGACAATACAAAACATAACAGAAAACAACTTGATGTTCTAACAAGAGAACTTGTGCAGTTTATAAAAGACGGTGATACTGCAGTTCAGATAGTACCTATGATTAAAGAGTATTTAGAAATCAATGTTAGAAACGATGACCAACTTGTCAAGATGGCAGCAGTTGTACAAAGACTAATTTCAGCTGAAGGTAAAGCAGGAGCTGAAGATGAATTTGGTTTATCTGAAGCAGAGAAAGAACAATTACTTTCTGGTATGGAAGATACAATAAAAGATTTACAACAAGAATCAGACAAAATACATAATAAGATTGAAACAGTAACAAAGGTAAATTAATGGCTTATAGACGAAAAAGAAGAGTAGATACAACTACGTCTTATGATACTGGTGTACCAACTTTTTCAAGAATAGGTTCTATGGTAAAAAAATTAATTGCTTCATCGCAGTATGATTTTTTTGAAGGTGAAGCTTTTGAAGTTACAGAGGTTATATTGAATGAACCTAGTAATCGTGGTAGCGTTAGAGGTACTTTTATAAATAATCCTAATCAAGAAATATTAGGTGGCGTAGTTAAATCTTTGACACCAAATATAACGGCTGTGCCACTTGTTGGAGAACACGTTGTGGTTTTAGAATATAATGGACAACACTATTATACAGGTATTATAAATCGTAAAGGTTCTGTTAATGAAAACTCTATACCAGGAGCCGCTGGTAATTATGTAGAAAATACTAAATATGGTAAGACATTTGAAAGAAAAGATGTTCAACCTATTCGTATTAATGAAGGTGATATTGTTTTTGAAGGTAGATATGGGCATTCTATAAAGTTTGGTTCAAACAAACAAAAGCCTCAAATAAAAATAGTAGCAGGTCACAGAGGTAAAGATGTAGTAGAAAATTTAAATAAAGATGATTCATCTATATATTTAGAAGGTGGTATTGATAATACTGATGTTGATAATAAAAAAATTAAAATAAAATCGAATGATATATTTATTACTGGAGACAGAAATATATTTTTAAAAGCAGGTGAAATTAGTTTAAATGCTACAAAATTTAATACGATAAAAATGGGTGACCCGAGAGCACCAATGTTACCAACAGTTAATGGTCAAAAAATGTTAGAATTTCAAAACAGTATAGTTGGTGTATTGACTGGTATACAATCTATATTAGTTTCAGCAGGTAGTCAACTATGGCCAAAGGTAGGTACTGATGCTGCTAAATTATTAAAAGATATTAATACTGTGTCTGATTCAATACTTAATTTGTCGTTTTTAAATTTTCAAGTGATGACAGCAGACCCAGATTTTAAACTACCTGAAATACCAGAATTACCTGAGGTACCAGAATTACCTGAAGTAGATTTATCTAAATTAGATGCACTTAAAGTACCAAAAACAGTAGCCTCATTAGATAAAATTAAAAAAATTAATCAAAATAATACATAGGAGTTATTATGACTAAAAAAGGCCTTGTAAAAATAATACGAGAAGTAGTCCGTAGAGAAGTACAAAAAGAAGTACAGAAGATATTTATAAAAGAAGAATCTTCACCTACTTTAGAAGAAGTCCTTCCAGAAGTCACTAAACAAGTTTCTTCACCAAAAAAAGAAGTAAAATATTCTAAAGACGAAACTATCAATAACATTTTAAATGAAACTGCTGGTTTATCTAAATCTCAACAAAATGAATATCCTACTGTAACTGGAAAAGCTTTTGATACAAATCGTATGGCAGAGTTAATGGGTTACAGTCAACCTGAAGAAGTTGAACGTGATATGGTAGCTGTAGATACTATGAAAAAAGCAGGTGTAAATTCAGAACAAGTCCCAGAACACGTAACAAATGCTTTAACACGAGACTATTCAGATTTAATGAAAGCTATGAATAATAAAAAAGGTAATTAATGAGCGCAAGAGAAGATGATATGAATTCCAATACTTATATTGGATTATCTTTTCCATTACGAAGAGATATAAATAATGACTTTGCCTTAACTAAAAATTCATTACAACAATCAAGACATAATTTAAGAAACTTGTTATTAACTCAAGTAGGTGAACGAGTAGGTCAACCTGAATTTGGTAGTAGATTGAGAGAGTTGTGTTTTGAACAACAAAACGATGAACTTCCAATAAGACTCGAAGAAGAAGTTAGAAGAGCAACTGGTGTTTGGTTACCTTATATCAATATTCAAGAAGTAAACACACTTACAGAAGAAGGTGATAAAAATAAAATCTTTGTAGAAGTAAAATTTTCTACTACGTTAAATCCACAAACAATGGAATCAATAACTTTAGATGCATCATACGGAGCTACTTTGGTTGTTGGTTCAGATGGTTTACAATATAGAAGATAGGAAAATTAAATGGCTAGAACAAGTACAAAAAAGAATATGGTAAAACAAGTCAATTATCTTAATAAAGACTTTAGTGACTTTAGAGATAATTTAATTGAATTTGCTAAAGTATATTTTCCAAACACATACAATGACTTCAACGAGTCATCACCTGGTATGATGTTCATCGAAATGGCAGCTTATGTTGGTGATGTTCTTTCTTATTATATTGATTCACAATTTAAAGAATCACTTTTAGCTTACGCAGAAGAAAAAAGAAATGTGTATAACATAGCTCAATCTTTTGGTTATAAGCCAAATGTTACAGCCCCAGCTTCAGTAGTGTTAGATGTATTTCAAACTGTACCTGCACTTAACGAAAAACCTGATGAAAGATATGCACTTAATGTTAAGGCGGGTACTCAACTCACATCAACTAGCACTGGTACTACATTTAGAACTTTAGAAGATGTTAATTTTAAGTTTTCAAGTTCTTATGAACCACGTGACATTACAATTTTCGAAACTGAAGATAATATACCTACAAAGTATTTATTAAAAAAACAAGTAAAAGCAGAAAGTGGTAATATAGTTACTGAAACATTTACATTTGGTAGTGCAGAAAAATATACACAAATAAAATTATCAAATCCAAAAGTTATAGAAGTTATTTCTTGTACTGATAGTGATGGTAACAATTGGTCTGAAGTTGATTCATTGGCAAGAGATACAGTATTTGCTGATATTGAAAACAATGCAACTAATGACCCTACTTCGGTAATTAATAGAGAGGTATCACCTTATATTCTTAAACTAAATAAAACATCTCGTAGATTCACAAGATATATTGACCAAAATGATTCTTCGGTATTAAGATTTGGTGCAGGTATATCTAATAATCCAGATGAAGAAATTATACCAAACCCTTCTATGGTAGGTTCGACTTTACCTGGTAGTCCAAGTTTTTTAACAAAGGCATTCGACCCAAGTAACTTTTTAAATACAAAAGCTTTTGGTTTAGCACCTTCTAATACAACACTTACTATCAAGTATTCTTATGGTGGTGGTATTGATGATAATGTCAATAGTAACGATATAACATCAATATCAAGTATTTCATATGAAATACAAGATGATTTGCTATCAACTACTTCAGTTCAAGAGTCAAAAGATTCAGTCTCATTTATCAACCCACTACCAGCAACAGGTGGTTCAGCTGGTGAATCAGTTAGAGAAGTTAGAGAAAATGCGTTAGCGTATTTTCAATCACAACAGAGGGCTGTCACTAAAGAAGATTATATTATACGTGCTTATTCACTACCATCAAAATATGGTAATATTGCAAAAGTACATTTAGTACAAGATGACCAGTTAAATAAGTCTGTAGGTACAGATGAGTTAGAGCGAACAATTCAAGAAAGTGACATAGGTAAAACAATAAAATCTGTACAAGTTAGAACACCAAATCCTTTAGCAATGAATATGTATACATTAGGATTTAATTCAAATAAAAAATTAACACCATTAAATCAAACAGTAAAAGAAAACTTAAAAACTTATTTATCACAATATAGACTTGTGACTGATGCAGTAAATATTAAAGATGCATACGTTATTAACATTGCTGTGAACTTTGCAATATTGACAAAAGCTGAATTTTCAAAGAATGATGTTTTACTTAGATGTGTTGCAACAGTAAAAGATTTCTTTGACATTGATAGGTGGCAAATAGGTCAACCGATTGTATTAGCTGATATTGCATATGAGTTATCATTAGTAGAAGGTGTTGCATCAGTTGTACCGCCAATTGATTCAGACACCGTTATAAAAATTGAAAACAAATACAAAGCAGGTGAAGGGTACTCTGGTAATTTTTATGATATTAAAAATAGTATGATTGACGGTGTCTTGTATCCAGCACTTGACCCTAGTATTTTTGAAGTTAAATTTCCAAACGCAGACATCAAAGGTAAAGTTGTCGGTGATAATTTAGGTATAGTGGAGTAAGTTAATGCATTATTTTATATTTCCTGAAAAAGATACAACAATATTTGAGGCTAGTTCAAGTTTAAACTCTGGGCTAGATGAAGTATTAGAAATCAGAAAAAATGTTAGTGATACTGGAGCTAGTGTTGATGTCTCAAGAATTTTAATAAAATTCGATACAACGTTTTTCCAAGAAGCTTCTTCTTCAGGTTTAATACCTCAAACTGGTAGTAGGGCAGCAAAGTATTTTTTAAATTTATATGATGCAAACCCAAAAGCATTAGCAGCATCACAAAGTTTATTTGCATACGCAATAAGTGGTTCTTGGGATATGGGTACTGGTCGTTCATATGATAACCCTCAGACTTCAGATGGTTGTAGTTGGAAATATAGATATAGTGAAACTGATGGTACATTATGGGCAAGTGGTAGTGGTGCTAATGATGGAGCAGGAGGAGTTTGGTATAGCTCTAGTGTAGCACCAGCAGCATCTGCATCACTTAATCATCAGTCAAGAGATTTAAAAATAGATGTCACTGGTACAGTAAATAATTGGTTAAATGGTACTGTTATTAATGATGGTTTTTTAGTTAAGCGTAGTGGTAGTGTTGGCAATAATCACCCATCAGCATCAGAAGGTAATACAGATAGATTAGGTAGTTTTTCATTTTTCTCATCAAACACTCACACAATATTTCCACCAACATTAGAAGCAGTATGGGATGATTCAACTTGGACTACTGGTACGTTAGATGCATTAACTTCTGCTAATTTAGAAGATAGTGTAATTTATATGAAAGGTTTACGACCAGAATATAAAGAAAATTCAAGAGCTAGATTTAGAGTTGTTGGTAGAGAAAGATTCCCATCAGCAACATACTCAACAACACCTGCAGGATTGACAATAAAATATTTACCAAGTGGTTCTTCATTCTACTCAATTACTGATGCGGAGACAAATGATATCATAGTACCATTTGGTACGGGTTCTAAATTAAGTTGTGATTCAACAGGTAACTATTTTAATTTAGATTTACAAGGTTATCAACCAGAAAGATATTATACATTACAATTTAGAGTAGTGACAGATGAAGGTACTGCTGATGAGTTAGACCAATATTATGATGAAGGATTCACATTTAAGGTAAGTCAATAATGCCATATACAAAAACAGAATTAGAAACTGTAGACTTTTATCAAGAATTTGTATCTAAACTTAGAACAAGTTATTTGGAAGACTTGCAAGAGTTTGCATCAATAGGATTTAGAAGAAATAATATTCTATATTCTTTTGAAGATATAATATCATCAAACGGTATAGAAAATGTAGATATAACACCAGGTTCACAATATCACGACTATATAACAAAAGAACAACAAGAATTATCTAAAACGACTACCATTCAGTCTTATCCAAGATATATTAGAAATAACAGTTTAGAAAAAATAATCGATAGAAGTATATCTGAACTAGCTACAGAAAGTTTTGCAACTACATTACCTAATAATGTTCAAAATGGTAACGTAATTACAAATGATGACCCAACAAATTATGATAGGTGGTTAGTTCAAAATAATCAAAAAAGAAAATTTGTTGACTTAGCAGTATACTATGGTCAAGACTATGTTTTAGATACATTAATAACATTAACTGATGGTGAAATATTAGCTATACCTGATGGAGAACCTATAGCATAATGAGTAGATTAAACGAAAAAGATTTAGAACTTTTACAAACTGGACAAACAGTAAATTTGTCTACAGTAGAAAATGCTTACTATGGAGGTGAATTCACTACTAATCCAAATGATTGTGTAGAGGTTTTAATATACGACACAAACGAAAATTTATTAGAAACAAGTATCGTAGATGTTTCAGACTATTCTTATAATTATGAAACTGGTGTAAAATTAAACACTGGTACTATACTTAGAAAAATGGGTTATGACAGAGGTAAGTATGTAGTGAAATATAATTTTTTGAGAAAAATTGCAGGCTCGTATGAGACGGTGTTAGTTGACTCAGATGGTAGGATATTTAATGGTACTAATTATCACATAATGGATAATGGTAAAATTATGTCAGGTGAAACACATACAGATTTTTCTAAAGAATTATTTTTAAAAGAGTATAAATATTTTGTACACGAAATTTCACCTTCAAGAAAAGAAATTAGGTTAGCACCACAATCTATAAATGATAGTGAGTATTTAACTAGTTTTTTAGAAGCACAAGTAACTTCAAAAAAAATAACTATACCTCAAGATAATTCTCTTTCTTTTTATGCAGATAGAGACGCATTAAAAGGTGATAGTAAAACAATGAAATTATCTGGTGACATCTCTCAGTTAACACAACAAATGATAGGTGGTTATGTTTCAATTGATAACGCATTTATAAAAGAATTTTTACCACCACCAGTATCTACAGATGGTAGTCAAACACCAGGTGCAACTGAAGAATTAGAATCATCAATAATACAAGCTCGATTCTTTATATCAAATGATAGTTTGGCTTCTTATGAATATGGTGATAGAAATCTTACCAGATTAGTCGAAGTGTTTACAGGTTTAAGTGATACTGATTACCCAACTGATGTAGGTACTGCAAAAACTATCATCGGAAATACAACTGCTGCACAAAAGGCCACCCAATTAGCAAATACTTTACAAGGTATAAAATTTAGTGGTTATGATGATATAGTATATAAACGAAAAGAAGAAAATATTTCGAATATTCAAGAGTTACAGAAAAAAGGAGGTCGTGTACAGTACACATGGCAAGGTCCAGATAGTCCAAATACTATTACTCTAAAAAGTAATTCAAGTAAACCAAACGTGGCAACTAAATACACTTGGGAATTAACTGGTTGGGATTATGATTCAAATCCAAAGGATTACAGTAGAATCACAGCATGGAGCTCTTCTAATACAAAAGGAGATGTTGAATTTGTAGAACCAAGTGCAGAAATTTCCTCACCGTTAAAATTAATTATAGACTCTAGTAATGGTAGTGAAGTAACAATAAGACTACATCAAAAACATTTAAACGTTGGTGTTAAATTAACAATTGAACCTAAAGACGGTCAACCAAGTACTTTACATATACCAGCATTTATAAGTGTAGGATAATAAACAAATGATTAGATTAACAAACAACGGATTAAATAGTGGTAATGTAGGTAAACTTGATAGTGCTATTTCATTTGAGACAACTACTGTAGCTGACGGTTATAGCTGGTCGTTAACAATACCTGATGGTAGTAAGATTAATGTTAGTAGTGGTCAAGGTAGTCAAGTTGTTTTCACACTAACAAATTACTTACAAGTAGAAGCTAAAAATAATGGTGATTATTTACTTACACTCACCCCAACAAAAGAAGTAAAACAAGGTGGTGATGCAGACCCAGGTACTGAAAAATTACCTGTAGAAGAGTTTTTATTTTCAATAGATTCTATAGTTGATGATAGAATACCTATTTATATACCATATGTTTCATCAATTACTGATATTAAAAATGATGAAATAAGTTTAAGTACTTCTTGGAATGAATTAAAAAATAAACTTAGTAGTCAAATTATAGAAGATAGATTAACACCAATAGATTTATTTCGTAATGCTACTATAACATATAATATAAACAATAAAAGAGATTTAAATACATTTTTACACTTTGGTGATGATAATATGTTACTCACTACTAATGTAAAAACTGATAGAGAAACCTTTGAAGACTCACCATTTTCAGCTGTATATAAATTATACGAACCTTTACCAGATGATATTGAAGAAAAAGATAAAGTATATATAGTTAAAGAAATTTTACCACAAGTAACAGAAACAGTAGAGTTAAAACCATACGACCAAGAAGATGAAGACGTGTTGGTATTAAGAGTACCTGATTCAGCTCAAGTAGATTCTCCAATTACAAAACGTTCAACTGAATTTAAAAATTATAATGATTTAGTTACGAGTGATGAAAGATTACAAAAAGAAATAGAAGATAAATTTTTAGCTGAAAAACCAAAAGAATTAAATATTGAGTATTCAAACTATGATAATTTTATTAATTTTTCATCTGCTAAAAAACGATTGGAGAACTTTAAATATAAAATTGAATTACTTGAATCATATACAGCTGAAAGTGCTTCATTAGTTAATATATCTAATTCTCAAAGAGACTTAACTATTGTTGATAATAAAATAAGAAACTTAAAAACTAACTTCGATGGTTACGAAAACTATCTTTATAATACAGAATCATCTTATGTTACAAGTTCAATAGGCGAGTTTCCAAATGCTAGTTGGCCTAAAACAGGTAGTGGTACTTATGATGACCCATTTGTACCAGTAAGCTCATCTAATTCAACATTTACAGATTGGTATGGTAGTATAGGTAGTAAAACTGGTCAACTGTATAGTGCTTCTTTATATGATATAGATAATCAAAATAGATTAGTAAATTTGTTACCAACACACGTAAAAGAAGATATTGAGAACAAACAATTTTTTGATTTTCTTGATATGATTGGTCAACAGTTTGACGAGATATGGTCATACACTACAGCAATGTCAGAAATTACAGATAGACAAAATGATTTATCTGAAGGCTTTTCTAAAGAGTTAGTTTTGAATATAGCAAAGTCTTTAGGTTGGACTCAGCAAGATGGTAAAGACTTATTAGATTTAAGTCAAATTGCTTTTGGCCAAAAACTTACTGGTTCGACTTATTCACTCTACACATCAGGTTCTTTAAGTTCACCACCTGAAGGTGATATATCAAAAGAGATTACAAAAAGATTAATAGCAAGTATGCCATACTTATTAAAAGCAAAAGGTACATTAGGTGCATTGAAGGGTGTATTGAATTGTTATGGTATACCAAGTAGTATACTACGTGTTAGAGAATACGGTGGTTTACAAAAACAAAATCAAAAAGCACAATTTGAAATAGCTAGAAAGTTTACAAGAGCGTTAAGATTTAAAGGTGCTCAATACGTTTTGACATCTTGGGATGATGATGATACTACGAATAGAAAACCAGATACTGTTGAGTTTAGATTTAGAGCAGTTTCGGGTTCAGACCAAATACTCGTACAAAAAGATACAGATTGGGCAATAAAATTAAAAGATAATAATTCTACTGATAATAAAGGTACTGTAGCATTCATGCTCACTGGTTCTTTTGGTTTACAAGAAATAAGTTCTTCTTTATTACCAATCTACGATGGTGAGTATCATTCTGTTATGTTGAGAAAAACTAAAATTGAACCTGAGTTATTTTTATTTCCCTCAATTGAAACCGCAAGTCTATTTAATCCACCTTTTATAAAAGGTATATCAAATGCAGAAAATGGTGATATACAAATAGTAAGTAGTTCTAATGTAGCTAAGTCTGGTACAAAAAGTTTGAGTCATATTAATACATCATATGACGGTTCTTCATTTTCAAAATTTTATAAAAAACCATCAAACGATATAACTGATAACATATCTGCAGCGAGTGTAAGTCAAGGTGAAACATTTATGTTTTCTGCATATGCAAAAGTTTCTTCGAGTGTAGTTGATTCTGTCGGTAGACTTAGTTTATTTGAATTAGATTCAAATGAAGAAATCGTTAATTGGGACCAAGAATTTGAATATAGTTTACAAGATGGTGGTATAAAATCATCTGAACAAGTCGGATTGAATGAAACAGAGTGGAAACAAATCGTTGTTGAAAAAACAATGAAGTTTCCAAATACTGCTAATTTGGGTGTACGATTTGAAAATCTAAAACCTCAAACAACCATTTTCTGGGATGATATATCGTTAAGAAAAGTTTCATCAAATACAGATTCTATAAATGATAATTTTAACTATGATTTATATGTTAAGAAATATGACTCTGGTGTAGATAGAATAGTACATTCTTCAAAATCAACACTTCATATTACAGGCTCAGCTTCTCAATCATACAACGCTTCGTGGACGGGTAGTGGTAATTTATATATAGGTGGTGACAATAGTGGTACAGCATCAGGTGTTTTCAATGCCGATAGATTTGGTGGTTCGATGATGGAGTTTAGATTGTTAAGTGAACCACTAAAAGAAGAGTCATTTAATCTTCACGTATCAAATCCAAAATCATACACTGGTAATACACCGTCTTCATCATATTATAATGTATCAAGAAGATTTTCGTTTGATGATAATAAAACATTATCAGACGGTGATAGCATCAGAGATGTAAAGGCAAACCAAACAACTACACAAACAGGTAGTGCTTTTGGTTTTGACGGTGAGAATACGTTTGAAAGTGTAGTAGATAAAACAAAAACAATTATACCTAATTCTGGTCCAAATCGTAGAAATGCCACTAAGATTAGAATTGAAAATAATTTTCTAAGTGGTAGTGGTGCATCATTAAGTATAAATGAGAGATATGATGTAAGTTCAAATGATTTTGCTCCTCTTGATTCACCAAAACTTGGTATTTATTTTTCACCCGTTGATGTTGTTAATGAAGATATAATTTCATCATTTGCTAATTTAGATTTTAATCAATACTTGGGTGACCCAAGAGATGTATTTGATGAAAGTTATTCTGGACTACGTGATATTTCAAAACAATACTTTCAGAAATACACATCTGGTAGTGCTACGTTTTGGGACTATATGCATATTATTAAATACTATGACCAATCTGTATTTAAACAGTTGAGAAAACTTGTACCTGCAAGAGCAAAATCTCAAATGGGTACATTGATTGAAGGTAATATATTTGAAAGGTCTAAATCACCAGTACAAAGAAATAATCCAACTGTAACTCAACCTTCGTACGAAGATAATATTAATATATCACGTTTTGTAGATACATCAGCATACGGTGAACAAGAACAAAGTGGTTCTATAATTACAATCGAAACTGAATATCCAAATTATACAGGTGAAATCGATAGTTCTGCAACTTTCAGAACACCATCTTTATATACATTGAATCAATCACTACACAAATATGTAAATGATGAAACTCTTTATATAAGCGGTTCTGCTAAATTTGGTGGACCAAATAAAGTATTTAGTGAGCCAACAGGTTCTATTATACTTGATAATAGAAAATCAGAACTTAATCAACAATATAAATTTTACTATACAAGTTCAGCACATTATGCACAGAGTCAATTAACATCACTTGATAGATATGTAAACTTCTATAGTTCTAAGTCTTTGGTAGAAACTGATTTAGACCCAGAATATCAACACGTTACTGCTCTAAATAATAGTTTTTATGAAGGTGTTAAAAACACAATATCAACAACAATTGATGGTGATTACCCTGTTGTTATCAGAGTTACATCACCAACAGTTGCAGTACCGACTGATTCTACTGATACAAACTTAAACGTCATAGATTCGGAGTAATTAAATTGTTAAAAAACTTAGAACATATATATTTATTAACAGTAAAGTTATATCAAATTTTAAATCTTGGAGATAAACAATGGGCTTTTTAGACAACTCGAGCATTACAGTAGATGCTATTTTAACAAAAAGAGGTAGGGAAATCTTATCACAAGGTGGTAATTTTAACATTACTAAGTTTGCACTTAGCGATGAAGAAATAGATTACACACTTTATGATGTAACACACCCAGACGGTACAGATTCGTATGGTGTAGCAATAGAGAATATGTCTTTATTAGAGGCAGCACCTAATAGAAAAGCATTCAATAGTTTTCTTGTAAATCAATCTTTAGCTGGTGTCAAAGTAAATGTTGCATCGTTAACTTATCCAGACACCCCCGCATTCTCAGAGATAGCACTTTCACCAACCACTGTTGGTGGAGCAGCAGAAAATTATGTATTTACAATAGAAAATACAAATATTGTAAAATTTAAAAGTGTACCATCACAACGAGTACATACAGCTAAAACTGTTACGTTGATAGCACAATCTATTAACCCAACGGCAACAACAACTGTTACAGTTCAAGGTGAAAATTCTAGTATAGTAAATGTAATCACTATATCTGTAAAGGCCGATGAAGGTAGCACAACACCTCCAGATGCACCACAAGACCCTGCTAATGGTAGTGGTACTGGTAATACTGGAGATTCTGGAGGTTCTGGTGGTTCTGGTCAATACGAAGCACCTTAATTTTAAATTATAAGGAATAAAAATATGTCAATGTTTAAACCATTAACAGAAGATGATAAAGTATCTGATGTAGCTATAGTTACTTCGGGTGTTTTCCAAGACGGAGCATCAAGTATAACTACGTTTCATACATCATCTACACAATACACAAATACTGGTGACTACAATGTAGATTTATACAGATATGACCCAGCAACTAACTCATCAGCATCTGTTCAATTTGGTGTTGCTTATGGTCACGCAGAGGGTAGTGCATCTCTTGGTTTACCTGGTACAGCAGGTGATAGAACAACTGCAGCCGTATTCGGTCAGTTCAACAATATGATTAACCCACCTCAAACACAAAGATTTAAATTTAGTGGGTTAGATGATGTAAAACAATTTTATGCATTAACATTCAATAGAGCAAGAATTAGAGAATCATTAGAACCAGGTGGTTGGGAACTACATATTAATGACGGTAATCATACAGTTAAGTTGATTGATGATTCAAGCACTAATAAAGGTGGTAATACAGACCAAAGAAATTTCTCACCAGAGTATAACATTGTTAGTGGTACTCTCGTAGGTGGCACTACAATCAACACAACAGCTGCTGGTGAAGGTACAACAATTGGTTCATATGGTTTATTTTATCCAAGCTTAGGTAGTATGATATTTAATCCAATAAGATTACAAAATGCACCATTGAATTTAATTACAAAAAGTGGTTCTAATAGTGATGATAGAAATGCTAGACTTTTTTCAAATGCTGTTAAAGAAGGTGCATACTTCTCAGCAAAAAGACAAGAAGAAATAACATCAAGACATTTCTTCGTAAGAGCTACAGCAAAAGAGTTTAATAGTACAACAAATGAAACTTTTTATACAGAGTCGGTATCAGGTGTAAAAAGAGTTGTACCTGGATTACAAAAAGACCCTAAGACATTCATAACAACTGTCGGTATGTATAATGCTGATAATGAATTGTTAGCTATAGCAAAATTAAGTAAACCAATCATCAAATCAAAATCAAGAGAAGCTCTTATAAAAGTTAAACTTGATTTCTAAAAGGGGTAAAAAATGTCATTCAAGAAAAATCTTGAACCAGAAGATATTTTAATATCCTCATTTGAAACACATAAAACATTTGCTTTAACAGAGGCTGATAGTGGTAGTGGTGTTTATGCTATAAATTTAATTAAGCCTACTGATTCAAATCTTCACGACTTTGATATTAGTTCAGCAACTACTAAAACAATTTCTTCTAGTGTGTTTTATAGTGTACCAACATATCAAACTATTTATAAATTATATTATAGAGATATAACACAAATGAGAGGTAGTATCGATTATATTCGAGGTGTACCTTCAGCTTCAGATGCAGTTTTATCATATACATATACTGAACCATTATCCACTTTAGATAACTCTACAAGAAGAAGAACATATAGTTTACGTAGACCATATACAAGACAACTACACGATACAGCTAACGTTATTTCAATATCACAAAAACTATACGGTGAAAGAGTAAGACCAGGTTCTGTCACAATTACAGACAATAGTACCGACTCAACTATTATATTAAAAGATGACGGTAGAGGTAATTTATACGATACAGACTTTTCTTCAAGCTACGCAAACAAAGCAGTTACAGCTCAGGGTAGTGGTAGTGTAGTAGGTAACTTTTTTTATAATGATGGTCTAGCTGTAGTAACAAACACAGGGTCATACAAAGATATAAGTACTGGTAATGGTTCTGATGGATTCACTATAGAATTTGATTCAACTCAAACTATATATGAACGAGAGTATGTATGTAGAGTAGATGAAAATGATTTTCAACACACTAATAACAAAAGTATAAAACAAGGTTTCAGTAGTAGTGTAGCGATAGAAGGTTTTCAGCATTCATTAGAGGGTCATAGTATATATGATACTTTCAATTATAATGTTGTTGGTTATTCAACAAGTTCTTGGAGTACTTCTGGATATGAAATCGGTACACAACTTATAGGTGAGGCCTCTCATTCAAACTTTGCCACATATGTCACGAATATTGGTTTATATAATGACCAAAACGAACTACTAGCTCTAGGTAAATTAGCAAAACCAGTTAAAAACGACAAAGAAATGTCACTTGCATTTGTTGTGAGATTCGACACAAACTAACCCACTATTTCGCAATATATATTATATTTATGTATAGGTAGAAGTCTAATCGACTTTTAACCTATATAACTAAACGAGGAGATTTACATTGCGTAAATTTTTATTAAGTTTAATATTGTTGATGAGTTTTTCTTATACTCAAACACCAATAATTAGACTTATGCAATCAAGAGAATATAAAACACCTAAGTTTTGGTGGAGAGACTCAGAAACCTTTAAACTAAGAGGTTACTTGGCAGATGACACTACCGGTATGAACACATCTAATGCCGCAGTAGGTGTTGCATATAAGAACAATAACTTCGATGCCTGGAGAGATTCAGTAATGACTTTAGCTGTTACTCTTGATGATAACGGAGCTAGTGTTACTGCCTTTCGTTTAGATTTAGCTTTCGACAATGATTTATTTACTTGGGGACACGACTCAACTCACGTTGAAAAAGGAGCTTACATTTCAGGTTGGACAGAAGGTGATAGTTCAGCCGGAGCACATTATTCATACGAAGTCGTCAGATATGAGAATGTGGGATATACCGATTCATTAGCTGACGCAGATGATGAACTATCCGTTACTGATACAAGATATGATTGGTTGAGAATAACAATGGTATCTCACAATGGTAATGTGAAAACTTTTGGTAATGGTAACGGTACACAAACAGAGTTATTGAAATTACATTTTAAGGTCAATGATGTAGCTGATAACTTTGCTCCGAAAGCTTTTAGAGTTGCTACAAAATATGATGGTAGTATAGGGTATTACACATACGTTACAAACGGTCTTTATGGTTCTAATTACAAAGTTTACATTGATGGTAACACTGGTACAGAACAAGTTGGTATAGGTGGAGCTAGAGGTGATATAACACTACACCCAAAACTACTAGATGTTGAAGGATACTTCAGATATGCTCAAGGTAAAGATAGAGCTCTTGGAGCGGCTTGGAGTGCACCAGCGGAGAATACATATCCATATTGGAAAGTAAAATTTGAGTTAGACCACAATGAAGCTAACTTCAGTCCAAGAATAACTAACTGGTTAAACTTTGAGACTACTACAAACGAAGCTAATTTAGTTGATGAGGATAATTCTGATGATATTATCGGAGACCACACAGCAACATTTTATTATGATAACAAATCAACAACTGCTTTACAAGCATTACCCAAAGAGGGATTTCTTGGTATAAGTTATTATGATTCTACTTATACCGATGATAAAGGATATTATAATATTCAGTTACCAAGAAACAATAGATATCGTATATCATTTTGGCCACCCGATGCAAGTGATAATATTGAAGCACATACACAACTTGAGTTAGACAGAACGGCTATTACAAATGCTAATGATGCTATAGCTTCATTCAATTTCCAATCAGGTAAACATCATAACTACAATAGTGGTGGTGGTCGAATAGATACTTTAACAGCTATCGAATATTTAGTTGGTGATGTTGATGGTGACGATGTGTATCAGTTAAACGACACTTATATTTTATGGGCTTATGTTTCAGGTATCTTAAACAACTATACTCATCATAATGGAAATTCTTACGAAGATTGGGCGACTATCGAGGTTTTTAAAGAAAGTGGTAATGCTAATGATTACACTTATTATCAAACGGTGAACGGACAATCACGACCACAAAAATATGAGTTCACGGTATATTGGGATGAGACCACAACAGCAGAATCAGGTACAGCTGGTGATAGAAGTTCGGGTGATAATAATGGTTTTAAATCTCCAACCACAACAACAAGAGCTTTAGCCACAAATCAAAAGGCTTTAACATTTGGTCAGATAGAAACTATCAACCCTCTGATGGATGACCATCAAACAGGACTAGATACACTTCACTTAATATTAGGTGGTGGATATTCTTCGTGGCATAAAGATAGATTATATGAAAGAACTGGTCAAGTAGGTAACCCAGATTACTTGATACCAGACATTGGATATTACTTTACAGGTGACATAAACAATACGGGTACGAAAGTATCAGAGAGTGGAGGAGATGGTTATCAAAATGATATAGCCTCCAATATAATGTTTCATAGATGGAAAGGTGGTAGTGCTCCTTCTAATTATGTAAACAAAGTAATTACGAACAATCAATCAATAAATCCTGACGTAACTTTATCGTTACCTGCTGATTCAACCGTACGAGTTCAATCTGGTAATCAAATAGAAGTTCCTTTGACTATCACACCAATAGACGAAGTTTTGTTAGCAGGATTTGAATTTGAAGTTGAGTATAAAGAAGACGAGTTAAAATTTATAGATATGAAAACTGACGTTCTACCAGGCCCTTGGATGACGTATGTAAATGTTCACGAAGCAGTAGATGGTTGGAGAAAAGTATCATTTGGAGGTGTTGATTATTCACCTAGTAATAAACCTGAAACGTATTGGATTGACAAAGAGATTACAGGGTTGAATTTATTATTCGAAGCTGATTTTCCTGATAGAGAGTGGACAACAGCTCCAATAAGATTTACTGGTAAGTATTCAGCAGGTACACCAGCGGGTAGAGACTTATTGATGAAACGAAATGACGGACAAGTATTAGTATGGAATAAGTATTGGGCATTCGGAGGTTCAGAACCAGATGGTGATGGTATTACTTACAACTATCCGAATCCATTCAAAGAAAATACTACATTCCAATTCTATCTACCCGAATCAAAAGATGTAAAATTATATATCTTAAATTCAATAGGACAGAAGGTAGGGACATTACTAAATGAACACGTAATGGCTGGATTACATACTTTTGATTTTACAAACGAACCAAGTGTTTGGATACCAGAGATGAGCGTATATGAAAATCATCAAAAACTTGAACCAGGTGTTTATATATTTGTAATGCAAACAAACAATAAAATAAAAGCAAATAAATTTACGGTGGTGAAATAATGAATGAAGGACAATTCTTTTTAGCAGTAGCACTGATGTTACCAGCATTATATTATACGATGAAACTTATTGTTTGGTTTTCAGAAAAAATGGAAGAAAAACGTGAAAAAAAATAAATTTTGGATATTATTCAGTTTAGCGATATTATTATCGTTAAGTAGTCAACTATTAGCACAAGCAAATAGAATACTTACGTTAGCACCAACTGCTCAAGTAAGTTCTATTGGTAATGTAATGTTACCAATGATGAATCCAGCTCGTAATCTTTTTGATAAAGACCATTTCAGTTTTAGTAGAGTGAATTGGATGACGAGTATTGTTAATGATATGAACTACAACTATATAAGAGTTGAACGTCAACAATATGGAATTGATGTTTTGTTTTTTAATTATGGAGAACAGAATCAAGCTGATGAATACGGAATAATTTTAGGACAATTTACTCCTTTGAGTTCTGTATGGGGATTCAATTGGGGAGGTAAAGCTCCAGGAACAGCTTTTGGAGGTTTGATAAAAGATTATTATTGGGGTATTGAAAGTAAGATAGTACATCACGATTTATTCTCAGAAAAAGCCACAGGATTAATACTCGGATTAGGATGGTATTTTCCTAAAGTATATAAAGATTTAGATTTAGATGTCATGGTTCGTAACTTTGGATTTGCACCTAAGTTTGGTGAATACAAATCAGAACTACCTACAAGTGTAAATGTAGCTGGAACATACCCATATAAAGAATGGATGTTTTATGGTCAATTTAATAGAATGAAAAAACATCAAACATTTGGTATAGGAACAGGTTACAATTATAAAAATATGTTATGGGGAAAAACTGGATATTACATAGATAATATGCACAAATTAACCTACCCTACATTTGGATTAGATTTTAAATATGATAAGTATCTTATTGGTATGAGTTATATTTATGGAGACAAGACGTTACCATTAAGTAACACAATTAGATTAACAATAAACTTGGAGTTTTAATATGAAAAATTATCAAGATAACTGCGAATGCGGTTGTTGTAATTAAGGAGATAAGTTATGGCAAAAAATATAGTCGATGCTGAAGCAGCAGTAGAAGAAATAAAAAATAAAAAGTTTGGATTATCAATCCAAAATATCATAGCACTTGTAACTGTATTATCAACTGGTATTGCTGGTTGGTATTCGTTTACTGGTCGTATTGATGGATTAGAAGAAGTTGTAGAGGGTTTCGCGGAAGCAAGTGATATTGAATTAGTAACATCTAAGTTAGATGGGTATGATGAGGATATTAAATATCTTCGTGATAAACTTGATAACTTAAAAACACCTAAAGTTAAATCTTATGATAAAGATGTAGCTAACTTAAACAATGAAATCAAAAATCTAAAAAGAGAAATCAAGAAGCTAGAAGAACTACTTAAAGACCCTTTATCAGATTTTAGATAGGAGATATATGGGAATATTAGAACTCATAACCGGTTTAATTATCGGCATTTCGATTGGTAGTTTCGACAGAGAACCTGTCATACCAAACGATAGTACAAGAGTTTCTCAAGCGTACTACAACGTATATTATGATGTACATTTTAGAAACTCATACTCAGACCTATATTGGAACAAAAACTATAGGGATTATTACTATGGTGTAAATTATTATGTAGACACACCTAAATATGTTTACATCAAACCAAAGAAAAAAAGAAGTGGTGAATATCGTAGAGGTAATAACAAAGGTGGTCACAAAGGTGGTAAAAGTAGAGGTGGTAGAAGAACCACGAGGAGAGAATAATGAAAAATAATAAAAAGTTTTGGATACTATTTGCTATAATAATAGCGTTATCTGTAGGTACACAATTAGTAGCACAAGATGTTAAAGAAACTACAGGTGAGAAAGTAGTAAAAACAATTCAAGATTGGGATTTTAAAAAGTATGAAGCAGCTCATAAAAGGGCACATATGAAAATGAATCAGAAACAAGGTGTTCGAAATAAACAAATAGTGGTAAGACAAGCTCGTCAGAAGATGAGAACACGTCGTATGATTCATACATTAGTTGTTGCAGGTGTTTCATATTACATCGGATATAAAGTCGGTGAAGATTCTTGGAAAGATAAGAAAAAAGATGGTGGTAAAAAACCAATTATATGGAGAGACAAATGATTAAAATATTACCTTTACTATTAGTATTCTTTGGTTGTGCTGCATCAGTATCAACAGAACAATACGTTGGTGAATATGAAAAACAAAAATCATTAGATGAGATTGAAGTAACAAAAGTTGATGGATTGAAACTTTATGATTTGAAGTTTAATAAAGAGTTAGAAGAAAGATACCCTGAACTAGCTGAGAAGAGAGTTTCTATGGGTCTTGTTCAAGAACTTCAAAATGTAATCTCTTATGTTGGTAGATTTAATTTAGTTGAAGCTGAAAGAGATATGCAACTTTTGATTATGAATGATTTAAAAGCTAACAAAGCCAAGATTACAAAAGCAAAGTATTCTGCTAGTGTAAGTATTTATGACTTTGGTGTAAATCTAAAAGAAGAAATCAAAGCTGGTAAAGTTGAAACAATCAACGAAACATTTGTTGGTATACAAGTAAAACTCATCAACAATGAAAACACACAATATGTTGTAGGTAGTGGAAGAGGAACTGCTTCAACCATAGGTAAAGGATTTTTAATGAATCCAAATATGGATTGGAATCAAAGTTCACTTAGTTCTGCATCAAATAAAGCTATGGAGACAGCCGTAGTCAATGTTATAAAAGCTATTGACAAACGAGGTTGGTAATATGAATGAGGCAGAGGTTATTTAGTTTTTTATTTTTATTGAGTAGTATCTCTGCCCAATCATTCTTTTATAGTTATGTAGACCCTTGTGAACAAACCGTTATTAGAACAAACACCGTTATAGGTGGTGATGGTCAACAAGGATTTCAAGTTACTTATTACAATCGTACTAAGTTTTTTACATTACAAGAAGTATTAGAAGGTCAGTTAGAATCTTGGACTGAAAAAGTTTATAATGATTTTGAAAGACTTTTTCCGTGTGCCGTTAAAGTAGCTGAAGAAATATTATCTTCAGTCATTGCTGATAACGTTACTGAACAATTTAGTAAAAGTGATATTAGTAATGACCCAACTCAGGTTAACTATGCTATTCGTTCTACACAAGGAGAAGATAGATGGATAACTCAGTTTAATAGTGTTTATACCGCTACATCATTTGATGGTAGTAGTAGACACGATGGTAACTTTAACTTTACAAATGATTTCAGAAAAACATCTTTGACGTATGGACGAGGATTCAGATTTAAAGCTAAAAAACAAAGTTTACAATTATCATCAAGTGGATTGACTTATAAAACGTTTGAAGGTTGGGATTGGTTGTTAAGTGCTTCAGCAGCTAAATCACTTGTTAAAAGTAACCCTGAAGCTGCAGTATTGACAATGAGTTATGGTAGAGTAAGTGGTGTTGGATTTGGAAATGTAACAGGAATGTACGCTATTAGATATCCTGCCAAATTTAATTTTGGTGAGGTAACATTTTCAAGTTATATAGCATATACTCTACTGCGATATTATGAAGGAAATATTGAAGGTGGTCGATATTTATTCTTGAGAAGTCCTATAATCTTCTTCCCTACTATTTCATTTGATTGGAGAGTAGGTACAGCATTTACATTTAATGTGGGTATATCAATGGGGTACAATACAGTTGTAAATGATTATGGGGATAGAAACAAAACATTTTCAGTATTATTTGGGACTTATTTTTAGGAGACAAAAATGAAACGTAGATTCTTAATTTTCTTACTACTAGGATTCGCTATGATGGAAATAGCATCAGGTCAAGGTGAGATAATGCGTTCAAGATTAGAACGTGATAAAGAACGTGAAAAAAAATTACAAGAACAAAAAGAATCTGCACTACCACAACCAGCTATCTTAGGTGAGGACTTAGTTGTACCTACACTAAAGATTAGTGAGTTTGTAAGAGTAGCAGATAGAGTTGGTATACAAGACGACAGAGTAACAATGGGAGTTCGTCAGTTGTTAGAAGAAACATTTTCTGAAAGTAAATATAACCTAGTAGCTGATGACAATGCTAATTTTGTTGTGACAGCAGAAATCGTTTATGTCGGTAGACCTGATGAGGCTTTTAGTATTATAGGTATATTTAATCGTAGAAAAACAGAAACAGAAGTTCGTATGAACGTGATGGTCCAAGAAGTAGCTACAGGTAGAGTGATGACAGGACGAGGTACAGGTACAATACAGACAAACATTACAGCAACAGCTTTACAAATAGAAGAGAGTTTACCTTTTAATCAAAGTGAACTAGGAGGAGCTGTAAGAAAAGCAATTGATATAGCAACAAAAGATTTAAAATGATAAAACATTTAAAAGAAAATAACATTGGGTATTGGTCACATTGGTTGAGAGCAATGAAATTGAGTGGAGCTCTTTTTATTCACGCTTGGTTACCTGATGTCTTAAAAGATTATGCAAGTAAGGAGTTATCAAAATGAAAAAAAGTTACGTAATAGGTATAAACTTAATAAACATAATTACAGTTTTAACAATAATAGGTGTTCGTTACTTTTATGCTAAACAAGAAGTTGATTTTCTTAAAAGTGATAGTGATAGACAAGAACAATTAATAGTCACAAATGAAAGTTCTATAGATAGTTTATCAACTATAACAAAAAAATTACAAAAAGATAATGATACTCAAGATAAAAAATTTAAAACATTATCTAAAGATTTATATGACATAGTTCGTTGGAGTAAAGAATACGAACAAAAAATACAGAATCTTCAAGACACGTTAGAGTTAATGCGATTAGAGTTATTAAGTGTTGAAGCATCTACGGTTCCTTTTTTAAAGGAATTTGGAAAACAAGATAATTATATAAAAGTGTTTGGACGCACTGGTTTACGAATAAAAGATAATAAGATTATAGATTCTGAAACCATAACTGATTTTGAAGGTGAACTTAGTTTAGGGCCACCTGAAATAGAACAATTAGATAGATACGAATTTCAAGCAATATACCCTGATAATCAATTCTTGAATTTGAAAATAAAAGGTGGTAAAAGTGAGGTGATTAAAATCAAACCACCAAGAAATCAAATTTCAATAGGACCTATGTTAGGTGTAACATATAATCAAATAACAGGTTTAACAGAACCAATATGGGGTATAGGTATTACTTATAATCTCATAAAACTTTGGGATTGGAAATAGAATGGCTTTCAAAGATATTTTTAAAGATGAAAATGAGTTTAATGAAAAAACAATTATAGGATTTTTATCATTTACAATTATGGGTATGTATAGTGCAGTAGATTTAGTTACTGGTTATATGGGTTTAGATTTACCTATAAATGATTTTGTTTATAATAGTTTTTTATATATAACACTTGGTTGTTTTGGAATAGCTGGTGTTGAAAAAGTTATGGGAGGAAAAGATGCCAAGTAAAGAAGCTAAAAATAGAAAAAAGAAAAAAGCGGCATTAAACGAAAAATGGGCTACTGAAGGTAGAACAGCTAAACAACACAAAAAGTGGTTAGCTAAACAAGCAGAAAAAGGACCTCAATTTCCAGTATATGGTAGAAGATGATACGAGTAAAGTTTACATCAAGTGGTCAACAAATTTCTAAAGTATGTAATCATTGTGGCTGTCATATTGATGACTTAGCTGTAGAAGATATTATGGTAAAAAAACCTTCTGATTTAACTATAAAAGACAAAGACGGGAATGAAATAACAAGAACAGAATTACCTGAAGAATTAAAAAATTGTTCTTGTGAGATATGTAATGATTAAATTAAAACAAATAATAGAAAGTAAAGATTCAAAAGACGCAGCTGGTATAGCTTACTTTTATAATAATACTTTGCTTTGTTGTTTAAGCACTGAAGGTTTGTGGGGTATACCTAAAGGTCATATTCATATCGATGAAACACCTGAAGAAGGTGCTTACAGAGAGTTTTCTGAAGAGACTCAAATCATACTTAATAAACCAATTAAATTTTCACATAAATCACCTAAAAACAAAGGTGGTCAATTTCACGTTTTTATGTGTAAAGGTGATAAACAATTTGTACCCCGTATAAATCACGAACATACTGATTGGGGTTATTTTCCTATAGATGAATTACCAAAACCATTTGATAAAAGAGTTATTAAAGTAATAAACAATATAGATGAGGCATCACGAACTGCGAATATAAAAGGTCTAAAAGGTGCCACAGGTTTTATTAAACCAGAGGAATGGGAAGCAAAAAAGAAATCATTAAAAAAATCAATAGAAAACACAACAGGTTATCTGTTATTGGAAAGAATTGACTTTTTAGATACAGCTGAAAAATTGGTAAAAAAATATGGATTAAAATCAAAAGTAAGATTTACAAGTGGTAATAATATGGCAGATTATGATTGGATAACCGACACTATAAATTTAAGAAAAAGTTATTCGAGTGTCAAAGAATTTTTAATAACAGTTTTACACGAAATTAAACACGCATTAGATAGAAAGAAAATGGGTGCTAAAAAATATGAGAAGTTTTATACTGTAGCAGGTGAACTAGCTGTACAAAAAGGTGGTGACTTTCACGATGATAATAAGTTTGAAGAGATAGCTGAAAAGTGGGGTAAGAGAGAATATCGTAAATGGAAAAATAAAATAATAGAGGTGGTTACGGAAAGTAGTTCTAATAATAATAGTTATTCAGCAGATGGTGGTGAACCAGATACAGGATTTCTATCTACAGGATTACCTAGAATTTTAGGTATTAGTGATAATAAACCAGAACCTTGGTTTGAAAAAGGTGGTTATACACAAGAAGATTTTCCACAAGCTGATAACATTTATGACGATAAAGATGAAAAGACACCTATAGTACAAGTAATTAAAAAAATTATAAATACAAGTGATAAATATGAAGGTTTTGAAGACGAAGTAGCTAGTTGGGATAAGTATGGTTATAAAGATTTTTCACTCGACTATGAAAAGTAGAAAAATAAAATGTAATTTGATGTTTTACAATTATAATTATAATAGACTATTTTATAAAAGTAAAAGAGAAGAATATATAGATGAAACCTCGTTCGGCAAAGAATAAAGGTAAACGGTTACAGAATGACGTTAGAGATTTAATCCTCGAGAAATTTGAAACATTAGAACAAGATGATGTTCGTTCTATTACTATGGGTGATAGTGGAGAAGATATTCTTTTATCACCAGCTGCAAGAAAACTATTTCCTTTCTCAGTAGAATGTAAAAATCAAGAAAAACTAAATATCTGGTCTTCATTAGAACAAGCAGAAAATAATAGTGGTGTTCACACACCATTGTTGATATTTAAAAGAAACAGAACTAAAACATATGCTGTTTTAGAATTTGACAAGTTATTAGAATTATTAAATGAATCAAAATAAAATTGTAAATCTTATTAACAGAGTTCTTAGTAGTAATGGAACTAAGTTAAAAAAAGAAAATGAGTTTATGTATTGGAGTCCTTTCGTATCTCATCATAAACAAAAGTTACAGATTAATATTAAGAATCAAAATTGGCATTGTTGGGTATCTAATACAGGTGGTCGTACATTGTTTCAGTTATTTAAAAAAGTCAATGCTTCACATCAACATTTTGAAGAACTTAATGAATTAGTCGGTGATTCATATAAATATAAAAAAGAAGATAGAAAAAAAACTGAAGTAGTAGAATTACCAAAAGAGTTTAAACCACTATGGAATGGTAATGATAGTATTGTTAAAAGACATGCATTAAGTTATCTATATAAAAGAAACATAACAGATGAAGATATTTTAAAATATAACATTGGTTATTGTGATTCGGGTTTATATTCTAATCGTATTATCATTCCATCATATGATTTAGATGGTACGTTAAATTTTTTTGTAGGTAGAGACTTTTATAGTAGTAAGATGAAATATCGTAATTCACCTACTTCTAAAGATATTATTGGATTTGATTTATTTATTAATTGGGATGAACCACTTATATTATGTGAGGGTGTGTTTGATGCTATGGCATTTAAAAGAAATGCAATCCCTTTATTCGGTAAAACAGTTATGAAAACTCTACAGAAAAAAATAATTGAATCAAGAGTAAAAACTATATACTTAGCTTTAGACAATGATGCAATGATAGAAGCTACAAAGATTTCAGAACATTTCATTAATAATGGTATAAAAGTCAAAATGATGAAATTTGAAGAAAAAGACCCAAGTGAGACTGGTTTTAAAAGTTTGTTATATTTAATAAGTAAGACAAAACAAACTAAGTTCTCAGATTTAATGAGGTTAAAATTAAATGGCAAAACAAAAAAACATATGGAAATACTATGATGATTGGAAAGTCCACATTACAGACTCTAAACTTATGGAAAGTGTATGCCAAACATTTAATCTTATGAACCAAATAGATACGTGTACTAAGTACTATGATAAAAGTTTTTCTAAACCAATAGGTTGGGATATTGTAGTATCAAATACATACATAAGCGATGTGAAGAAACACATCAAGGATTTTAGTTGATAGAACAAAATATCGTAAAAGTTCCATTTCGTAAATTAAAACATATACACCACATTTCAGATATACAGATTCGTAATCTAAAACGTCATAAAGAATATGAACAAGTGTTTGAAAGAACTTACGAGGAAGTACGAAAAAATAAAGACAACGCAGTAGCTTATATCGGTGGTGATATAGCTCACTCTAAAACTGATATGTCACCAGAATTGGTTGACCAATTATCAAGGTTATTTAAAAATCTAGCAGATATTGTACCTACTATTATTATAGCAGGTAATCACGATTGTAATCTAAATAATCGCTCTCGACTTGATGTATTGACACCAATTGTTAATAATTTAAATCACCCTAACTTACATTATCTAAAAGATAGTGGTGTATATAAATGTGCTGATACAACATTTGTAGTATGGGATTGTTGGACTGATGAGAAAGATTTTATCACAGCCGACCAAGTAGAAGGTGATACTAAAGTTGTTTTGTTTCACGGTACAGTAGATAGATGTGAAACTGATTTAGGTTTTAGACTACCCTCGGATGTGAAGATTACAAAGTTTAAAGGTTATGATTTAGGGTTACTCGGTGATATTCATAAAAGACAACATTTAAATAAAGAAGAAACTATTTCTTACTGCGGTTCTCTAGTTCAACAAAATCACGGAGAAGGACTATCTCATGGATATCTTTTATGGGATGTACCAAAGAGAACATCTGAATATATTGAAGTAAAAAATGATTATGGTTATTACACTTTAGATATAGATAAAGGTATCGTACCAGATGTAGATGATATGCCAACTAAGGCAAGACTTAGAGTTCGTGTGGCAAACACATCAGCAACAGAACTTAAAAAAGCTCTTGCAGTGATTCACGATAGATATGGTGTAGAAGAAATGTCAGTTACCAGAACTGATACAATTTATAATAACGATAGAGTTAGAAACGATAAAATATCAGTAGGAGATATAAATAGCACTGATGTTCAATTCAACTTAATAAGAGAATATCTTAGTAATAATCATATTGTGAGTGATGATGTTTTATTAAAAATAAAAAATATTAATGAATCATTAAATCAGATTATACCAGAAGAAGAAGTTTATAGAAATGTAAATTGGAAACTTAAACATTTTGAGTTTTCTAATATGTTTAGTTATGGTGAAAACAATAAAGTAGACTTTACTAAATTAAATGGTATTGTTGGTATGTTTGCTCCTAATGCAGCAGGTAAATCATCACTCCTAGATGCTCTATCATTTTGTTTATTTGATACGTGTGCTAGAGCATTTAAAGCTGAAAACGTTCTTAATAATAAAAAGAAAGATTTTTTCTGTAAAGTAAATTTTGAAATAGATGGTCAAGACTATTATATTGAACGAGTTGCAAAGAAACAAAGAAGAGGTAATGTCAAAGTAGATGTTGATTTCTACACAATAGATGATACTGGTGAAAAAGTATCAATGAATGGTGACCAAAGAAGAAGTACTCAAAATAATATTAAAAAAGTTATAGGGTCGTATGATGATTTTATTCTAACAGCTCTTTCTTCTCAAATTAAAAATTCTGTCTTTATTGAAAAAACTCAAAAAGAAAAGAAAACACTTCTTGCTCAGTTTATGGGGTTAGAGATATTTGATAGATTATGGACAACAGCTTCAGAAGAAATAAAAGACGTATCTGCTGTATTAAAAAACTTTAAACAAAATGATTGGGAAAAAGATTTAGCTGACATTAAAGAACAGAAAGAAGAATTTAAAAAGACACATAAAAAACTATTAAATGAAAAAAATGAAATTCAATCTAAAAAGAAATTAATTGAAAGTCAAATAATAACATTAACAAAAAAATTAAAACCAACTGATAAATCAATCGGTGATATAAACAACTTAAAAGAAAATAAAGAAGTATTGACCACTACACTTAGTAATATTGACAATCAATTAGGTGAGGTTATTTCAAAAACTGAAAAAGTCAATATATTAGAAGAACAAATAAGATTAAAAATAAAGTATCACGAAGAACAAAATACAAATGAAAAATTTGTTGAAGGTGAAAAATTAAATGCAGAACACGATAAACTGAATCAAGAATTATCTAAACTCAAAATAGAAGTTCGTAATAAATTAGATAAGATTGAAAAATTAGGTATATTAGAGTATGATGAAGATTGTGATTACTGTATGAAAAATCCGTTTACACTCGACGCTATAGAGACTCAAAAATCTGTTGATAAAGATAAACAAAGAGTAAAAGAACATTTACAGAAGATGGATGAAATATCTTATGAGATGAAAAATCTATCTGAGTTAAGAGAAGCAAAGTTAGATTTAGATGATAATATCAATAAACTACAACAAGTATCAACTTTGATGAGTGAAACTAATAGTAGTAAAGTTCTACTTGATGAGAAACGAAAAAATGTATTGCATCAATTAACAACTATTGAAGAAAAAATAGTTAAGTATTATGAACAAGAAAATGATATTATGTTTAATCAGCAAATAGAAAATGAAATACAAAAAGTTGAATCTGAATTAGATGATATAAATAACAGTCTTGATATGGTTACAGATAATACAAATAATATATTTGGTGAAATTAAAGTTGTAGATACAAAAAGACGTAGTATATTAGATAATATTAAAAAAGTAGAAGAACTTGAAGATAAGTATGAGGCATATCAATATTATCTTGATGCAGTCAAACGTGATGGTGTACCTTATGATTTAATTTCAAAAGCTTTGCCTACTATCGAAGGTGAAGTAAATAATATACTTTCTCAACTTGTAGATTTTCAGATGGTATTTGAAATGGATGGTAAAAATATAAATAACTATATTGTATATGATGATGATAATATCTGGCCATTAGAACTAAGTAGTGGTATGGAAAGATTTATATCAAGTTTGGCTGTTCGTGTTGGACTAATAAACGTTAGTAACTTACCACGAAGTAACTTCTTAGCTATTGACGAGGGTTGGGGTACAATGGATTCAGATAACCTTAATTCAGTATATAGTTTATTTCAATATCTCAAATCACAATTTCAATTTACATTAATCGTATCTCACATAGATTCAATGAGAGATGCAGTAGATACGTTATTAGAAATTAAAAAAGAAAAAGATTATAGTAACATTATGTTTGATTAGAATATAATATTCTTTTCGTACACTTCTCTTTTATAAGTTCTTCAATAAGAGCATACATCTTATATCCGTGATTCTTTGAATAATCTTTCAACATATCACGATATTCTTTTCTTATCTTAATATTTACAAATTTGTCTTCCATATCAATAAGTATATTATACATACTTTTTAATTAAAAAATACATACTTTTTATTCATTATTTTTAAATAAAATATTTATAAGTATATGGAGATAATTTAATGGGATTTATTCCACGTAGAAGAATAATCGAAAATCTAAATACAACTCAAGTATTTGTTCAAGATACTCAAAATGAATATTTCATAGTACAAGATATACCAGATACCTTTGTGCAAGGTAGGTCTGCTTTTAAAGTATTTGGTTCACAATTCTTAAAAAAAAATGTACCATTAAAAATAGAAATATTAGATAAAAGTGGTAATACTGTTTATGTACAACCAGTAAAATATGGTCAAGGTATATCACCAAAAATACCTTACAGATATATTAGTGTAGAAGTATACCCACCACCATTTAATGTTCCAGGTGAAGCAGAACTCGTTATATTAGGTGAACTTGATGAAACAAAAGTACCTTTTAATATTCCAAATGAATTCATAGGTACTTATAATGTAAGATATTTAAAAAAAGTAAATATTGATACTGCAACAGTTATCAATACACAACCAATATTATTTTATAAAAAACCAACAGTCTCAGCCACATCAACAACAGTAGCACAAAAGAAATCAGACCCACCAGCAAATGCTTTTGTAGCAGGTACTAATTTATATGGTATAGTTAATAAAGAATTAAAAAGTAAAAGATTTGAAACTGGTTCTGCGGTAAATGTACAAGAAAATTTTGATGAAGGTGGTAAATCTGATACACCGTCAGGTGATGTAAAAACAGAAACAAATTTGTGGAAATATAAGTCAGGTTTATATTCTAAACGCACTGTATTAACAAGAAGAGGTATATCAGAGGAAAGAGAATCACCAGAACCACCCCAAATGAGATTATACTCAACAACACCAGCGTTCAACTCAAAAATGGTAGGTGGTGAAATTACAGTTACAAATATAAATCTAACTGATAGTGAAAAAAGTACTTTAAGTGGTTTTGGTAATGATGGTGTAGGTGCTGTATCTCAAGAAGATATAAATGAAATGTTTACATTTCCAACTTATAAAGCTAGAGTTGAAAGTGTAATTAGTGATAAACAACTCACAACTTCAAAACCATACTCATTACAATTCGAAAGTCCATCAGTAGGTGAACTTAGAATGTATAGTGATATAGGTTCATCATCACCTAGTGATAATTTGTATGCTAGCTATTCAGCATCATATCTTGATTGGGCAGTACCAACAACGAGTAGTTATAGATTCGACACAATTGTTGATTTAGATATTTCTAATTTAAGAACGTTTAGTGGTGATGTCTATAGAATGAAAGTTTATGGTGCTAGTGATAGTGCTCAAGGTGAGTTTCCAGTTTTACTTGATACGATTGTAGAGTCACCAGAAACATTAGTTGATAATGATATTTTAAAGTTTCCATTAAGAACTGGTTATTTTTTAGACCAAGACCATATTGACAAATATTGGAATAGTTTTGGTGGTGATAATAATACTGGCACAATCAATACGGTATCAACAAGTACAGTATATGTAGATGGTTTATATATATCGGGTTCTTATAGAGGTTATAAAGAAGTTGGTAGATTTGAGTTAGACCAAGATTATGCCTTTACAGTAAAAAAAGATATACCCTATACACTTAGTTTTCAAGCAACAGCTAAAAAAACTGAAAAAGTGGTTAATAGTGGTGGTAAAGTTGAATCATACGCAAAGTTGATGATTCATTTAAGTGGCTCTAATTTATCAGCTGATAGTAGATTAGATATAACACATGCTAGTTCATTTGGCCAGTCATTAACAAACGCAACAAATCAAAAAGTAGGTTTAGAATTAAAAACTGATGAACCTTATACTAGTTATGATTTTCCTAGAGTAAGTCATACGTTCTTTCCAAAGTTTAAATTAGATACAGTAAAAAATGACGATACAATAATTCAATTTAGAATTGAGGCTGGTGAATGGTATATTAGTGATGTATCATTGAAACCCGCAAGAGATACTGGATTTTCACCTGATGAGATGAAAATTCGTATACCATTACCACCTAATACACAAAGACCTGATAATTATGATTTCTTTCTTGAGTATTATGATATAAATGGTAACACGGCAGAAGCCACAACGTTCGTAAATAACGTTGGTATATCAGGTTCAGCATTAGTTGTTGAGGGTGGTGATAACTTATTGACAGGTTCATTGTTTATTGGTAATCTACAAGGTCAAGGTATCGAGATGGCAGGTGCAAACTCTGCTTATATGCGTTCAATTGGTTATGAAGGGTTTGTAAGTGCTTCAGCTGGTCAAGGTGGATTTATGATATTTAGTGGTTCTGTATTACCAGACGCACCAGACAATTATGCGGGTGCAGGTTTAGAGATACACGATGGTACAGTTGGTGATGATGAGAGTTTCTTTAAATTCAGAACGAACCCATCAGAATTTAGAGTTAAAACTGATAGTTTCTTTTTTGGTAATAAAACATCAGGTCAATTTATAAGTGGTTCAAATGGTAATTTAGTAATGAGTTCATCACGATTCTTTTTAGGTGGTGACAGTAGTTTCATTAGTGGTTCAAATGGTAATATTGAAATAACATCAAGTAACTTTCATTTACAACCAGATGGTGATGTAGTGATGCAAGGTACTATCACAGCAGAGGCTGGTGGTACAATTGGTGGGTTTAGTATAGGTACAGATAATTTAACTGCAACTAATTTTGTATTAAACACAACTAATAAATCTCTTACTATGGGAAGTGGTAATTCAGTATTTATTGCAGACGCTGATGATGGTATACAATTAGGTCACGCTACATTTGCAAGTGCACCATTTAGTGTAACACCAGCAGGGGCGATAAAAGCAACATCAGGTACAATTGGTGGTTGGACTTTAGGTTCATCAACGATATCAAGTAATAATCTCATAATAGATAGTTCAGGTGAACTAAGAACAAATGATTACGACCCACAATTCGCTGGGTGGATAATCACACCAAAAGAAGGTGGATTTGCTGAATTTGAAAATATAAGAATTAGAGGTACATTACGAACAACAACTTTTGAAAAAGAAACAGTAAACGCAGTAGGTGGTCAAGTATGGGTAGCAAACTCTACAGCAGTAACCAAATCTGTAGCTGCTTCTGATAATGAGATAGTATGTGAGAATGTAAGTGGGTTTCAACCAGGTGAAGTGATATTTGCTAAAAAAGTAGCTAATCAAGGGTTCACTAAAGAATTTATGACAATAACTTCTTCAAGTAGAGAAGACGCCTCATCAGATACTAATTTTGTTGGTACTTTATTTGTCGATAGAGACACGAATGAATTATCAAGTTCATTCACATCATCTATTACAAATTTAGATGGAGCAGTAAACGCATTTCAAACTGAATTAACAGTTGATGATAATGCAAATGAGCTTGATAAATCAATCATTAAAGTTGATTTTGAATATATGAAAGTCACTGGTTCAAGAGGTACAACAAAAATACAAGTTCTCAGAGGTGCTGATGGTAGTCAAAAAGCTGCTCATTCAGATAATGCAGTTATTGGACAATTATCAAGAGATGCTGCTATGGTAGCAAGTTTCTTATCACCAAGAGAAACATATACACCAGGTCAAGTTTTAGTATCAACAGGTCGTTTTTTAGGAGGTGAAGGTACTAACACAACAGGTAGTGGTTATATGTTATTAAATGCAAATCCAACCACAGGTGATACACCATTTATGGATTTTGCAGAGAGAACAGGTAGTGGTGTTTATGATGTAAGATTAAAAACACGTTTAGGTGATTTAAGTGGTTTAATAAAGTCAAGATTTGGTAGAGAAGTTGGTATATCAGATAACCCAGGTTTTGGACTTGCTAGTGAAAATGTATTTTTATCTGGTATGATACGAGCTAATAGTGGTTCTATTGGTGGTATTAGTATGGGTAATGAAAAAATATTTACAGGGGGTGGAGGTCACGGAGATACTGATACAGGTTTCTTTGCAAGTCAAAGTGGTGATTTTAGTTTAAGTGATGCATTTGTATGGACTGCTAACCCTGGGACATTAGTAGTGTCAGGTTCTGGTGTTACTTTATCTTCAGATGTATTTGATTTACACGCGTCAAGTGTTATTATAGATAGTGCAGCAGATAGTGGGAATGGTGTTATACGATTAGGAGCAAGTGCTGGACCAGATAGTCCTACTTCAAATACCGCTGGTATCTATATGGATGGTGGAGGTGCATTTAATGTTGTGGGTGATGCTAATAATTTACTTAGATTAGATGGTGGTTCACTAACAATGAAATCAGATGCATTTGATTTAAATGCAACAAGTGTTATTATAGACAGTTCAGCAGATAGTGGGAACGGTGTTATAAGATTAGGAGGGAGTGGGGGACCGAATAGTCCTACTTCAAATACTGCTGGTATTTATCTTGACGGTGGTGGTGCATTTAATGTTGTGGGTGATGCTAATAATTTACTTAGATTAGATGGTGGTTCACTAACAATGAAATCAAATACCTTTGATTTAGACGCCACAACATTAGTAATGGGTTCTGCTAATGGTGGTTCACTAATGATAGGTACAGCAGATGAACAACGAGTTGCAATATCAGGTTCAAGTGGTGAATTATCATTTCACAATAGTGATGATAATGAAAGATTAAGATTAAAAACACAAACAGAAACAACTTCGTATGTGATAGCCAATGGTTCAGTTTCAAATCAAACTGAAAAAGCTTCACTTGTTCAAATGCAAGCTGGTAGACTTTCAATATCTGGTTCTATCAAGGCAGAATTTGATGATAATTTAACCACAACTCATCTTGAGGGTGGTAAACTTTTCATGCATGCACAACAAGACCCGTCAATTAATTTTGCAGGAGCAGGTGTTCTTTTAGCAGATTTAAGAGTAAGTAGTAGTGTTTTATTAAGCACTGCAGGTGCAGATAATGCTGTAAAAGGTATGAGAATACAATCAATAAATAATGGTTTTGGTTCTGCACTTGGGTTAGAAATAGGTGGTCAAACTGTTGGTAGAAATGGTGATTTCCCAGGACCAGTTCCAAATCCAGGTATTTTTGCAGCACTCTTACCAACAGGTATAAAAGTACACGAAGTCAAGGCTTCTATTGGTGATGCAATAGGTATACATATAAGACATATATCTGGTTCAAATAAAAATATATTAGGAAGTGCACAACTAAACTCAAGTCAAGCTTTGAGAATAGAAGATACTGGTGGTTGTATAGCTGTCGGTACTGGTTCAGCAACTGAGCCAAGATACACATTTTTAGCTGACCGAGACACAGGGTTTTTTTGGGCAGCGGCCAACTCAATAGGAGTTGCATCAGGAGGTACAGAAGAATTTAGATTTGCATCAGCTGGTAACTTTCATGCTGATGCTGATATAACTGCATTTTCATCCACAGTCGCTTCAGATGTAAGACTAAAAGAAAATATAAAATCATTAGAAGATAATTTAGATAAAATATTAGAATTAAAACCATCTTCATTTACTTGGAAAGTACAAGATAAACAAGACGATGTAGGTTTAATTGCACAAGAAGTAGAATCAGTTATTCCGATGATAGTGAAAGAAACTATATCTATCGGTAAAACTAAAAAGTTTTTAGGTGGAGATACTCACAAAACTGTTGATTATTCAAAATTAACAACATACTTGATAGGTGCAATTCAAGAACAACAAAAACAGATTGATGAATTAAAGAAAAAACTTGAGGAGTTATAATGGCTAACCTAACATCCTCAGGTGAAATATCTTTAGGTGATATCAGAACTAACAGAGCAGGTTCTACTGGTACTGATATATCACTCAAAACTGAATCAGAAACATTTGCTTCAGGTTCTATTGTGGATGGTAGTGGAGCTCAAACAACCGCAAGGTCAAATCTTATAGCCGCACCGTACGCTATTTCAGAATTTTATGACTCAAACTTTTCATCAGATGAGTTCAG